ATATGATTAAAACTGTGATTTTATATCATGGTTTTTGATAATTATCTGAATATCAGCTACATATATATAATGTGTTGATGTATAAGCACTTATCTTCGTGCTAAAATTTTACGTTTGACACGTTAAATAGGACATGTGCAATGTAATGTTGCAAAACAGTTGCAAAAAAAATATATGGTAATATGGCAACATTTAAAGTGGTAGTTTCAAAGAAACGTTCTGATGGTTATTATCCAGTTTACATTAGAATACTGCATAACCGTCAAAAGTTGGTAGTTAAGACCGATAAGTTTGTAACAGACAAAGGATTGGTTAAGGGCACGAAAGAGGTGAAGGACTCATTCGTGCTCGCAGCCTGTATGAGCCAAATAAATGGCTGGGTTGACAAATTGAACAGACTTGATATAACTGACTGGTCAGTTTATAAGGTTAGAGATTACCTTTTGACTTCTGCACAGGATATTTGTTTTTCTGAATTTGCTCGTTCTTATCTTCAATCACTTTCTTTGCAGCCTTCATCACGCCAAATTTATGAAAGTGCTTTGAAACATTTGGAAAACTTTGCTGGTACTGATAAGGTAATGTTTTCGCACTTAACTGTACGTTTTCTGACAGCATGGATGAAAACCATGGAGAATAAGCCTAGTAGCAGAAATTATTATCCTTCTTTGGTTAAGCGTATTTATTTGGAAGGTATCAAGAAATTTAATGATGAGGAGGCAGGTCTTATGCCAATTAAATTCAATCCTTGGAATAAGATAAAGATAGAGAAAAAAGCAGGTCCACACAAGCGTGCCATCACACTGGAGGAGTGTAGAAAGTTTTTTGCCGTTACTCCTGAATATCCACGGCAGCAGTTGGCTCTGGATGTTTGCAAGATGATATTGTGCTTGGCTGGCATCAATGTAGCTGACCTCATGAAAATGAAAAAGGTGGACTATTATGATGGAATCTTGCACTATGAGAGAAAGAAAACAAGTACGCGTCGTTATGATAAAGCGTATATAGAAATGAGAGTGCCGGATATGCTTTTACCAACCTTGGAGAAATATTTTTCTGAGGAAAGTGACCCTTATCTATTTATTTTTCATAAAATGTATTCCACTAATCGTTCTATGGATACGAATTTGGTACATTTCATTAAAGCTATCTGTAAGAACTATTTGGGTATGCCTGATGATAATTTTTATACTCCTTATACATTCCGGCACACTTGGGCCACAGTAGCCCAGAATGATATTGGTGCCAACTATGCAGAGATTGGCTTTGCTATGAATCATGCAACAGCTCATAGGATAACAAGCGGATATGTGAAGCCAGATTTCTCTAGGGCTTGGGAACTAAATGAGAAGGTGGTGGAGAAGGTCTTCTTTACCAATGATCCAAGCAGGCGAATGCAGGAGTATCATGTGCCTGAATTTGATAAGGTCGAGGAGACGTTTGAACTTTGTGCTGATGCATACTTCATGGGCGAGGTTGTGGCTCATGTGGATGGCAATGGCTATCGGAATACAGATGAGATAATAGAACAGCTCATGGCCAGCATAAATGATACTGTTCCTAAGAACTGCACGATACAGATCAAGGTGAAGAATATCACCAAGGACCAGACGAAGTACTTTGAACGAGTCAGGGACATAAAATAGCTATTTTGTGTTAATACAAATTAAAATTGACCCAATATAAGTTAAAATAGAGCGTTTTTGCTCGATAACCAAGTCACGGGTAGTCTTCTCTAAAGTTGAAGAAAATTTAGAGAGGGCTACCCATTTTTTATAATTAGCCATTATTAACAATTTTGAGATTTTTGATGTTGATAGTGGTTTCTTGTTTCTCAAATTTCTCTTCCAACTGCATGAAAGATTCCTCCACAGATAAGTTTCTGGATTCATCATTATTGAACGATACAGACTGGAGTTTAGGAGCCACGTATGGAAGGAACTTTGCCACCATCGCCAGACGTCCGGCAGGCTCTTGAATCTGCATGAGATCCGTGAAAAGTGAATAGTTCTTTTCATTGATACCATTGATGTAGCCAGTAAGGGCATCACGTAGACTTTCACGAACACTTTTGGTAACCTTATTAGGTGTGCCAGCCTTACGTCCGCCAGTCTTCTTCCTCTTTGGCTTCGGCTCATTATTATTGTCTTGTTTTACTGCCATATTCTATTGATTTTTAATGTTTACTGATAGTTTCCGGGTGCAAATATACATAAAAATATCATATATGGGTGTTTGAGTTGCGCAATTTATCAATAACCTTTGCAAAAAACGCATTACTTTTGAACAGTTTAAACATTAAAATTCGAATTTTATGGGAATTATTGGAAGTATTGCTGGTGGACTGACCTCTGCTGTAGGTGGTGCTCTAGCAGCTAAAGCAAGAAACAAGGGATATAATGATTATATCAACATGTTTCAAGACCGTATGCAACAGGTGAAGGATCATCGTGACAACTTGTATTATCAGGATCCTACTCAGTCAGCGGAGAATCAGGTAGCAGTGACCAATGCCCAGAAGGTATTGGATAATGCTACAGCAACCGCAAAGAACACCAATATTGTTAGTGGTGGATCTGATGAAGCGGTTGCGCTGAGTAAGCAGGCTGCCCAGGAGCAGGTGGGTAAGATGATGCAAGAGGCTGCTGTGCAAGGTGCTCAGACCAAAGAAAATGTGTGGAATACTGCTGATGAGCAGATAGACCAGATGACTAACTACATCGCCACAGCTAAGAAGGAGAAAGCTCTTTCTACAGCACAGGGTATTACGGATGCTGCTGGTGGCTTGGCTGGCGCAGCAAGTAAATTGCCAATTTAAGGAAGGAGGTAATTATGGGATTTACACTAGATGATTTAACTTCTAAACGCCCGGCTACTGCCGTTACTCCTATTACTAATTTCCCTGATGATAATGCGGTGAAGCCGGAGGTTGCAGTATCAGTTCAGACAACAGATACAGAACCGGGAAAGGGTACAGCCATAGATACGGCCGGTATTACTAAGAATGGTGGCAAGGAATCTTTTGCCCAGCAGCCAACCGAGGAAGTTACCAAGGTGGAGCCTAACCAGGGTATCAAGATTGACTGGAGTAGACCTTATAGCGAGATAGAGCAGAACCCTCTATTGAGGCAGATGAAGCCTTATGACATTATGAGGGATTACCAGAAGAATGGTGATGGAAACTGGTCTGCCTTCATGCCTTGGCTTTCTTCACTTGGTGATGCCGATAAAACTGTGGCTGCAAATGCAGCTCTGCAAAAGAAGGCAGAGAATCAAGCCAAATGGGAACAATGGGGAAATCTTTTTATGCACTTGGGTAACTTCTTTGGTACAGTTCAAGGTGCTCCATCGCAAAAAATAGAATCTGCACAAGAACTTACTGATCGCCAACGCAAGATAAGAGAGGCTACTGAGGCTCTTCGTGCCAAGGGATATAACCAGATGATGGTGAATATCTATAAGGACCGTCAAGACAAGCAAGCACAGATGCAGGCAGAGGCTGCTGCAAAGGCAAATGAGGCACTGGCTGCTTATCGTGGTTCACAGAAGAATCAGACGGATGCTCTTACTCCTGTAAAGGTTCAGACGGAGAAGGAGAGAGGCAATGCTGCTGCTGCACAGGCTGCACTTAGTACATCGAAGAAGGAGACTGAGGATGCTTTGAGAGGCAAAAAGGGAAAATTACTTGATGCTCAAACTAATAATGCCAATGCCGGAGCTGCTGATCATAATGCTAGCGTTAACGTGAAGGGTGCGCAAGTTAGGCATATCAATTCGCAAACAGAGGGACAGAATCAGAGGAATGCCAACCAGAAGGAGGCTGATGATTTCAACACCAGGTATGTGAACGACCCTGTTTTCAAGAAACATGTGAATGAATGGGCTAAAAACAATGGTATGGCTATCGGTGGTAATGATGGCAGAGGTGGCACTTGGGCGAATGAGAAAAATCGTCAGCAGGCTTCTAGATGGGCTAAGGCTAAGATGAAGTTAGACCGGACTCCTCCTTCTCGTAGAGGTAGGGGTGGCAGTAAAGTACCTCCTTCACGTAGAGGCGGCAGTAAGGTTCCACCATCAAGGAGAACAAAGTAACTGATTATTAATCAAAAAATAAGATAAGGTATGTTTGACGAGCAAGACAGACAATATTTTTATAATGAGTTCAAGAACAATGGCTATGAAGTAGGTAGCTATGATGACTTCAAAAAGGACTTGAACAACGAGGAAGATCGTAACTGGTACTACAATGAGGCCAAGAACATGGGGTATGATGTGGGAACACAGGCAGACTTTGATAAGATGGTTCTGGAGCCAGCTCCATCTACTTCTGGTGGTGGTAAGCAGGTAGATGCTTCTTCTACGACTCAGAGTGTAGAGCAGAAGGCTTCTACTGAGACTAAGCCGCAGGTGGCTCAACCAGCAAAGAAGCAGGAGACAACAGACAAGGATCCTGGGCTTATAGCAAAAGTTTTGGATATGATTCCTACTGGTGCTCAGACGAGCAACGGAACATATCAGCCATCACCAGAGATTCCTCAGCCTGTTGTAAAAGGTGAGGAAATGCCTGTGAAGGAAGAAGCTTCTTCTTCATCATCAGCTAATGCGGTTTCTCCTGAATCTAAAGAGGCGGCTCCTGTTACGACTCCAACCGGTGTGGTGAATAATGAGGGGTTGATGGATGCTAAACTTGCCAACTATCTGGAGAACTGGAAGCAGAGACCGGATAAGCAGAGTACTTACTTTGAGAATTTGGTTGCCGACTTGTTGGCTGATGGTACTGCCAATAGCAATGAGGAGGCAGTGAGCATAGTGAAGTCTGCTCTGGGCAGATATGCTAACCGTTCGGCTATGGACGTTACCAACCAGGTAGTTTCTTCTTTGCCTGATGATACCGTACAGGATGCTGAGCAGAGTATTGAAGCGCAATGGTATAGCCATGGCGTGCAGGATAAGTTGAAGCAGGAGGCATATAACATGGGTATCAGCTATGATGACTATGTGGGACTGTTCTTGAAGCCAGCTATGGTACAGAGTTTGGTTAACAAGTATGGTCCGAAATATCGTGACATCGCTGAGGGTATTGCTACACGCCTCTATTCGCATGATGAGAATGTACAGGACAGACTGATGAATCAGGACATCAATGATGCGCTTTCTAGCGTTATCAGTAAGTATGTGAATCCATCTGTAGTGGAAGAGTATAATAAGGCTCAGGAGGCAGGTAGCAAGGCATTCAACGAAGGTATGGAAGGAAGCCAGTTTATTCCGGCTAATCTTCGTCTAGGAACAGCACTTGGTGCTCAGTATGAGGCAAACGAGGCCAAGGATCCTGCAAAGGTGCTTTCTGGTTTGCAGAGGAAGTTTGGCAAGCTCTACCGGAATCCGAAGTTCCTGAATGATATGAGCAATGCGGCATTTAAGGTGATGCAGCGATATGGCTTGAATGGCACTCAGAGTAGTGATCCTAAGCAGTTCAAGCCGATGATTAACGCTGCCATCAAGAATGAGCTTGACCAGCTGGAGGTGAAGGGTATGATACCTAGAGGTAGTGCAGACTATATCTTGAAGACTGGTATTGAGAATACCATCATCGGCAAGATATCTAGAAAATTGATGCAGACGGACTATCAGAACTGGCTGGAGGATATTGCCAATCAGCAGTATCAGCCTGGCTTCTGGGAGAACGTGGCTAGTGGTGCTCTGACCTTTGCAGGTGATGCCTGGAGTTATTGGCTGCCGGGAGCCGCAGGTGGCAAGTTGACTAAGAGCATGGTAGCCAAGGCAGAGGGTAAACTGGCTGGTGACCTCATGGCTAAGGGTATGGAGCGCAGGGTGGCTGAGCGAGCTGCCAAGTTACTTATCGGTAAGAGTAAAGCCGCGGCTTTGAAGAGTGGAGCCGTGCATGGTGCAGTTACCTTTGGCGGTCAGTCTGCTATTTCAAAGCCTATTGATGAGGCTTATCGCACTGGTCAGTTTGACGAGAATGGCAAGATTTACAATCCTTCTGGGTGGAAGATTGCGCTTGATACTTTATTAGAGGGAACACAACAGAGTGCCTTAGGTGTTATCATGCAGGGTAATACTATTGCTAATATGCTAGGCAAGGGCAGAGGCTTAGCTACCAATATTCTGGCTGATATTGGTGGTAAGGTTGCGGATTCCGGTATTATGACCGGTCATCAGATGCTGGAGCGTATGGCGCAGGATCCGAACTTCAAGCCTACCGGTAAGGATGCTGCCGAGAGTTTCTTGGAGAGCATGGCTAACCTTACTGCTATCGGCTTGCCGGGCATGGTGGGCAAGTATGCTCGATTCAAAGACGCAAGGGAGTTTAACAAGAAGTTTGACTTCTCTGATCAGGATATTGCCGAGTTGAAGAGATTCGGCTATGATGATCTTCGTGATGCTTTTGAGAAGATGGGCATCGGGGAGTATGCTGTGGTTGGTGAGAATGCTCAGCGACTTGATGGGCAGTTAACCCAGAAGTATATGGACCTGATGAACGACAAGAGTGTTCCGGAGGTGTTGAAGGCTAAGATGATGGCTGTTGTGGAAGGCAAGCGACCTTCTTCTTTCTCGCCTGTTGTAGATTCCATCATCGTGCAGCCGATGGATAATGGCAAGGTTTATCTCGAAACTTTGAACAAGGATGGCGGTGTTGTTGACAGAAAGGAGTATTCTTCTCTTGATGAGGCTCAGAAGGCAGATAAGAAACTGGAGTATGAGAAGACTCTTGGTTTGGCTTCTGTACTGGAAGGTGAGTTCCACAATGAGTTTACGCAGGAGCATCTTGATGGCTTATACAACAAGGCAGCCCAGAAATACAATATGGGTGAGAAATTGACGGATGAGGATAAGGCAGCGGTTTACCTTCATCAGAATGCAGGTGCCATCAAGGAGATTATGGATAAGCAGCAGAAGGGTATTATCCTTACTGACGAGGAGCAGAAGCAGGTTAACGACTACCGTCATTATTATGACAGTGCTCTGGAGAATAGTTCTGTGATGAGGGAGTTTGTCAACACGTTTGAGGATTCCCATGGCGTGGCACGCGGTACACTTCGTAAGGCTTTGGAGTCGAAAGATAAGAAATATGCGCCTTTGGTTGAGTCTTATCTTAAGGAGCTTTACAATTCCATTGAACTGAAACGTGAAATGAAGCAGATAGAGGATGATAAAAAACGTATAGAGCAGGGCGATGTTGATGGCGCAAAACCAGCTACTCCTGTTGAGGGACCTGCTTCTGTAGAGGGTTCTGCTAGTGGTCAGGAGCCTCCAGTTTCAGAGGAACCTGCTCCATATCAAGACCGTACCAACTCCGTACCAACTCCGAGTGATGCAGAAGTTGCTGCAAACCCTGCAAACTCTGCTGCTGAGGGTGCAGGAAATGAGCCTAAGGTTGCAAGCTCTGATGCTTTTGTTATGGGACAGAATGCCTATAAGAATGGGGATTCTGAGGCTTTGCAGGCTATCGACTATAATAGTGATTTAGCTACAGGACGTTTGAAGCGAGCGTTTGCTGATAACGAGAAGATGCCTGATATTGTAGCCAATGCCTATAATGAGGGTAGAGATATGGAGCAGTTTGTTGCTCAGCGTGCCAGTCTGACCCCGGCACAGAAAGAGGCTATCAGTAAGTATGTGGAGGCTATGGATGCCAAGAAGGGTGCTATTGATGCTCTGCAGCATGCTGATGATGGCTATGGTGAGGCGTTGAAGCAGCAACTCTGGCCATACCAGACGGAAGACGGAAACATCGTGTCAGCTACTCTGGATAGCGGAAAACAGGTCTTCCTGAAGAAGGCTAACGAATATGGTGGAGCCTTTGTTGTCGTTCCTGATGAGCAGGGACAGCCTATGATTAAGCAGGTATCTAATGCCGAGATTAAAGAGGTAGGCACTCCTGTTTCTCTTGATGAATACATCGAAAATGCGGTGGCTCAGCAGAAGGATGCAAGAGCGCAGCAGTTTATTAGTCAGTTTGATGGCAGCGGTTTGAAGCCGAATGACCAGGTTACAGTTGCCATGGAGGAGGGTGATGCTAATATCAATATGACCTTTGCCGGATATAGCAAGGACGGAAAGATTGTACTTACTGATGGCAAAGATTATCTTCCCCTATCTAAAGAAGAGTTTGCAGCATGGCGCAAGAATGCGCTCGACAACACAATCAATGAGCATTTGGATGCCGAGGACGATGAACGTGAGCAGAAAGCAGTTTCTCAGGCTGAGGCTGATAAGAAACAGCGTTATGCCAATGGCATCGTGGGACTGAGCGAGGGCCAGCCGGACTATTCTTCTAAAGATACAGATCCAAATGTGGCGGCTGAGTATCTTCAGGAGCAGTTAGGGGAAGACCATGGCAAACTTTTGAATCTGGTTAATGGCAGCCGTGATGACATCAAAACGCAACTTGCCAACAAAAGAAAGGCTGCTATTGAATATCAGAACTGGCTTGATACCAATTCCGATCTTGACCCGGAAAAAGCTAAGAAGGTGGAGGATGAGTTGAGTCTGGTTAATGAGCAGATTGCAGATCTTGATGCTCGTTTCAAGAACTGGAATACTATCCGCAACAGTGTGATGACTCCTGATGAGGTGAAAGCTATGAAGGAGGAGCGCAAGGCTGAGGTAGAAAAGGCTGGTGTTGATGAATCAGCCATCGTGCCATCTGATGATTTCCATGTGCTCGTACTTGATGATAAAGAATTGAAGAAGCAATATCCAACTATGGATGAGGCTACCGACTATATTACCTCTCAGCGCAAGGACATCTATCATACCCAGGAGGATGTGGAGCGCAAGATAAATGGTGTGAATGATATGCTGGATCAGTATATCAATGGTGAAACAGAGCTGGACCCTAGCCAACTTATGGAATTGAATACTACAAAGGCTCAACTGGAGGCCCTGCAGACTAATTTGTCTGTTGCTGCCAAGGGTTTGAAGGCTCAGGCTAATAAACTCAGCAGACTCTACAAAACGGAAGTTAGCAAGCAGGAAATGGAGAAACTGGGCATGACACCTTCAGAGCAACGCAAGGCATTGGTGGCTGATGCGCTGAAGAAGAACGATATGAATGCTATCCATGATATATATAAGGATGCTTCCGTTGATGTGATGGACTTAACTCCTCAGACTCTCGAAGAGGCTGTATCAGAGTCTTTGCTTCCTCATAGCTTGAATCCAGAATCTCTTCAATATGAGTTGGGCAAGAGCAATTTTAAGTTTGGTATTGGCAAGGGGTATGATTCTAATAAGTTCAATTATCTTATTGCCAAGAAAGGAACCGGTATGTCGGTTAACGAATTTGCCGTGAGAGTATATAATGACCTTCCTGTAAACTTGCTGGATATGGGATATTCCGACCAGGATGTTCGTAATGCCCTTCTTGATATGTTCAAGTCTTATGACAGTGTGAAGGAAATGAGAAATGTGGCTCTGATGAACCGCATAGCTGCTGCAGAAGATGAACTTTCAAGCGAGGAAGAGTATTACGAAGCACAGAAAGAGCGAGAAATTATCGAAAGACAGGCAGAAATTGAGAAATATAAATCGTATATTCACGAAAAAGAGTTATCTTTGCCGTCTGAAAGCGAACTTGATCACATCAATGGACTTGAATTTGACCGTATGATGGAGATTGAGGATCGTGATCGAGAGTACAAACAATATGTTAAATCAATTTTACCAGAATTAGCTGATTATGATGACAGAAGCAATGAAGAAGGATATGGAGGAGGCAGTAGCCTGGGTAGCGACTCTTCACGGAGAGAAGTTGATGAAGGAAATAGCCAAGGCGAAGAAGTTGGTAACGGAGAAGCATCTTCTGAGTCCGAGATTGGAGAAGGCTCTGATAGCGGACGCAAAGGGAGACAAGAGACTGGCAGCATGGAACCTGGCGAAGGCTCAGCTGTTCGAGGCTCACATCTACCGCAAGAAGCATCCTTCGGAGAACGTTTAAAGAGTGCCATTGCCGAAACTGAGACCGAACCAACAGAGGCTCAGAAGAAGGCAGGCAACTACAAAAAGGGTCATTTGTCCTTTGGTGGCTACGATTATACCGTAGAAACACCAAAGGGTGTGACTCGAAGCGGTAAGGACGAGCAGGGCAAGCCTTGGAGCGTGACCATGCACGATACTTATGGCTATATTCTTGGTAAAATTGGCGTTGATGGTGACCATATTGATATGTTCATCAATGATGCTGCAGACCTTGATACTTTTGATGGTAACGTTTATGTTGTTGACCAGGTGAACCCAGAGACTGGTGAGTTTGACGAGCATAAGGTGATGTATGGCTATCCTTCTGAGGAGGCTGCTACAGAGGCTTATCTTGCCAACTACTCTAAGGGCTGGAAGGGACTTGGTAAGGTTACTTCTGTGACTAAGGCTACCTTTGACAAATGGCTGGAGTCTTCTGACCGCAAGACTAAGCCTTTTTCGGAGTATGCTATGGTACAGAAGGAACAGCGTGCTGCTTATGAGGAAGGAATGATGCAAGACGGTGCTCATAGTGAAGCCTTTGACAAGATTGTGGATTTGGCAAAAGAGCAGAAGGAGTACTGGGACTTGATGGAGCAGGGAGAAGTAGATCCTAATGAGGTATCAGAAGTTGATGTTGCTCATGAAATGGATGAACTCTTGAAGACTCTTTCCAATGAGGAGTTTAAGGAAGTTTCTGATGTTTTACAGAATATTGACGAGGAATTTGAGTATTTCACCGCTGATGAGTATGAGCGTAGGGAAGATCTGGCAGAGCGTAAGAATGCTGCTGCTTATTCCGAGTTCCTAAAGCAAGAAACGAAATCAATTGCTCCTTTTGCTGACACTTTGAGAAATGCCGTTAATAGCGGTGACAAGAAAGCTATTGCTAAGGCACAGAAGGAACTGACTGATGCCCTGCTCGCAAGCAATCTTGGGCATGGCTATCTATCTGGGCAGTTGGAGTATGCAAAGAGTGCTAAGAAAAAGGATGAATCATATAGCGAGAGGCGAGCCTTCATCAAGCCTTTGACTGATGCTATTAACGCTATTGAGAGTGCATTGGATTCTGCTCTGGCTGATGTAGGGCTTGAAGGTGTTCATGTTGACTTCAAGGAATATGGTTATGGCTGGATTTATGCCGACAAGGGCAGTGATTGGAGAGACAGATTAGAGCCTTTGGATAATGACTACCGAAATGTATCACAATATAGTGATGTGAATCCTATATCGGTACTGCCACAGATTACCATTAATAATGTGAAAAAGGTGGCTGGTATCATTAAGTCTCGAATTGAGGAAGGTGAAAGATATAATTCTGATGAGAATCAAGACGAGAATATTGAGGAGGCTAAGAAGACAAAGGATAATCTTCCTTTCCACCGTGATGTGAAGGAGGTGAAGCCGGAGAATTTGACTGAGGCGCAGAAGGTGGCTTATGATGCTGTATCTACTATGCTTAAGAAGGCTGGCATCCCGGTGAAGGTTGTTAGCAATGAGGATATGGAGAAGGTGGCTGAGGCGCAGGATAACATGGCAGTAGAAATGCTTTTGAATGATCCTCGTCTTCGCTTCTATATCAAGACTCCTGAGCAGAAGGAGGCGGCCAAGGCTGCTTATGACTGGGCTGCAGGGAACAGACCGGACAAATTTAAGCAGTATGCCATCGTAAATATGGATAATCCGAACGAACCTCCTCAGTACTTTGAGAAGAAGGACTTAGCAGAGAAGTGGCGCAAGTACTATACCAATGCCTGGAAGATAGGAAACTACAAGGCCTTTAATCTCAATAAGCCATTTGAGGAACAGATTAAGGACGTAAAGGGTGATGTTCCTAGTGAGTTTGACCCTTATAAGGCAGAATCTCTGCTCAATAAGAGAATCGAGTTAGAGAAGCAGATTAAAGAAACCGAGGATTCCTATAATGCCAAGAAGAAAGAGCGCGCAGAGTATCAAAATCAGTTAATGCAGGACTATATGGATCAGCATGGCTTATCTTCTGAGAACGATATTCCAGATGATGTTTGGACTGACTACAGGGATAAATCCTTTGAAAAGTATCAAGATACACTTGATGACTTGTTCCATAAGTATGTTGAGTTAGATAATCAGTTGAAGGCTGTTGCTGAGCCTGGAGTGCAGTATTTGAAGGGTAAGGGTGTGGTTTATGGCTACACAGATGGCAAGGAGATTGTGCTGAACCAGGAGCATCTGAATCCTAATACTCCTATCCATGAGTATCAACATCTTTGGCGTACTGCTGCCAAAAACATGAATCCGGAACTTATAGAGCATGGTGATAAACTCATCATGCAGACGCAGCTATTTGCCGATTTGAAGAAGGATCCTAACTATAATCATCTGACAGATGAGCAAATTTGCGATGAGGCTTTTTCTCGTTTGACCGGTGAGGACGGAGCTGCCATCCTGGAACAGATGGCTAAGGATGCTATCAAGGAGAATCCGCTTGATACAGCCAAGGAACTGAGCGTTATCAATAAGTTGAAGGAGTGGCTGAAGAAGTTCTGGTATTGGACTCTTGATACATTTACAAAGTGGAAGCCTGAGGACATTGTGAAAATGACCTTGGAGGATATTCGTAATCTTGTGTTGAGAGACTTGGCGCAGGGAGTGGACCCACGTACCGTGCTGAAAGGTCAAATGACCAAGGACGAAGCTGTGTCTTTACGCCAGCAGATGGCTGATAATGCCGAGCCTGAAAGAATCCTCGAACATACAGAGGATAACTGGTTACAGGATTTCGGCAAGGATGGTCGTGTCAATACACCAATAGGTAGCATCAAGTTAGGTGAAAACCAATATAAAAAGGCTGGTAGAGAAGACAGAATCAAACGATTTGGTCTATTGAAACCTACCTTGGAACGTCCAGATGTTATCTTAGAGAAGCCTGCTCCTAAAGAAGGTGCAGAAAGACAGACCAAGTATCTGTTTGTAAAGTCTTTTAAGAAAGTAGACGGAACAAAGATTCTGAACTTTGAATCAATCACCGTAAAGCAAGGCGAGGATGAAGTTTCAATCAGTGCCCATCAAATAGAGCCTTCAAAATTGTTGAAAGAATTAACGGAATCAAAAATGCTATGGAATCGTTTCAGAGGCGATTCTAATTCCTTGGGCGAGAATCAAGGTTCGGCATTAACTCCATCCGCAAATAACCCAAGCGGAAAGGATAGCGTCCTGAATCCTCATAGCGATGCAAAGATACGCAATTCCTTTGAAATCACCAAGGAAAATGGTGGAAATTTATCTGTGGAGGATAAAATAAAAGCTGTATCTCAGCAATTTGGGGTTGATGAGGCTGATGTGGCGATGTACGCCAATGGTGTTAAGAAGGGTTCTACTGCTGAGGCTGCACGTGCCAGAGCTAATATCAAACGCCATTTGTTGCAGGCAAATGAAGATAAGATTTCCTCTTTCAAGGAACTTCTTAAGTACACCGTGCCTGTAAATAATGCCTTGAAGGAGAACTTTGGCGACCTTGATGCTATGATCGAGGAGCGCGTGAAGCAGGTGGAGGCGCAGCGTAACGCCATGGAAGCCGCTAGAAAGAGAGCTGAGGAAGAGGAAGCCAAGCGACAAAAGCACTTGGAGGAACTTTCTCTGATTCCTGATGATCAACTTGACAAGCAGTATATGGATGCTCTTGCCAAGGGTGATGATGCTACTGCCAGGGAAATGCTTGATGAGGCTGCCAGACGCAAGGGGTATGATGATACCGAAAGCGCATATCAGGGTGTAGGTGCCTGGGCTGCTCCGGGAAACCCTGGATATGAAAGCGACAAGGCGAGACGTGACGATTGGGAATCCAGCGGCTCGGATGTGAACCTGGAGGATATGGCTATGGGTTATACTCCTCAGCCGGATGATTACTTCTCTCACCCTGAGCGTTATTCGCAGAACACTCCTCATGGATTGGAATCTGTGAAAGCTATCAATACGGCTATTGATGCCATTAAGAATGGCGAGAAGGATGTTAAGGTAAAGGTTTATCGTGCTGTTCCTACTTCGGTGAAGGAAGGCAAGTTGCGTAATGGTGACTGGGTTACTCCTTCTAAGAAATATGCCGAAATGCACGGAACAAACCGTCTGGAAGGCAAATATCGTATCATTGAAGACGATGTTCCTGCTACTCAACTGTGGTGGGATGGTAATGACGCAAACGAGTTTGGCTTTGATGATGGCAAGGCGTATAAATACAAGAATGCCAAGAACAACAGAAAGTTGAACGACCTTGTTACCTATGATGATGAGGGTGACGTTATTCCTCCTTCTAAGCGTTTCAATTCTCGCAAGCAGGATGTTCGCTTCCATCGAGTGACTGAGCCGGAGGAACTGGAGAGGCTGAATAAGGAGAAGACTTTCAGAATGTATAGCGGAATGCAGGAGGTGGATGGCAAACTCTATTCACCTATGGCTGCCATTATTGACGGAAAGCGTACTGATGCTACCGAGATTGGTGCCTGGATGGGGGCTGATGAAAGACCGGATCTTGTGAAGAACGGAAAATTCCAACTTGTAAAGACCGATAAGAACCCTGGGGCAGGAGAAGGTCCTGTGCCAGCTGCTTACAATCCTTACATGCACACTTCAACTTCGGTGATGAACGACCAATTCTCTGGTGCTTACGCTAGAGGTAACATAAAGGTTGTAGAATGGGAGATTCCTGAGAGCGAGAAGACGAGCGGTTATCATGCCGTGGGCGCAAAGGACTCTGTAGGCTTGGTGCCTTGGACTTCTGGAACAGTGAACAGTCTTCTGCCAAAGGACAGACAGAGAAGCGTGATGCTATCTCGTTGGAGAAAGGCAGTGAGAATCGTGCCTGATGAGGAGGTGGCAGAGAAAATCGCTGCTCAACTGAGCGGTACAGGCTTGGCTATTCCTTGGAATGTAGTTACCCCTAACCAGTTGAGAGAACTTGCCAAACTTGGTGTACCTATCACGACCGTGGAGCAAGGCAGACAGAACCCAGAGGTTAAGGAGAAGTTCCTGAAGCAAATGGCAGATTTGAAGAAGGAGTTTCCGCAGGCTCAGTTCGTTGACGTGAAAATGACCAAAGAGGCTTTCAAGGAATGGGGCGGTAAGGGTATTGTGAAATCTCCTATCATGGAACAGAAGTTGCAGAAGCACCCTGATTCTCTGATGAAGGCTGGAACCTACTTTAGCGGTGGTGGACTGGTAGAGGAAGGCTTGAAGGGTATCATCGACCCAGTTGTGGCCGTGGAATATGACCGGAAGATAAGCGGTGTATATCGCAATAACTTCGGACAGCATATTGTTACGGCTGACGTGAGAGACGTGGATCCGAAGGAACTGGTGAAGCATATTGATGGTGAGGTAGAGTATTTCCATGCTTCGCCAGTATGCAAGAACTATTCGCAGGCCAAAAGTAATAGTGGAGAGGTGGAGCTTGACAAGGAGACTGCCAAGAGTACTGCCGACTTTATCAATGCAGTGAAGCCGCGAGTGGTGACCATCGAGAACGTGAAGGGTTACAAGGACTCTGAGGCGATGAAGATTATCACCCAGGCGCTGGATAAGAACGGCTACAAATGGGATGCTGATGTGTATAATGCCGCAGACTATGGTGGCTATACCAGCAGGGAGCGACTGATTGTTAGAGCCGTGAAGGACGGAGAACTACCTGGGAAGCCTAAGAAGCAGCCACTCAAGGGTGGATGGCTAGAGGCTGTGGAGGATATTCTTCCTACCCTCACGGTGAAAGAAAGCGGTGTGGCTCCATGGATGGATGCCAGACTGAAGGTTGACGGAATCGACTGGCAGAAGGTGGAGAAGCCTCTTTACGTAATGGGCAGTGCTTATGCCGATGGCAAGATTCCTCATGCCTATGGGGATGAGATTCTGCCTACGCTGAGAACCAAAAGCGGAGACGTTATCATCATGCCGGGTGGAAAGGTATTGCGTGCTGATGGCAGGGTATTGGCTAGGATTACCGGACTGGGCGATGACTATAAATTGCCTAAGACGGAATCTTTGGCCCACACCATCATTGGCAATGGTATTCCAGTACAGTTGACCAAGGGTGTGATTGCTCCTCTGCTGAATAAGGATGACTTGTCGGGCAGAAATGTATTGGCACGACTTGGCAGCTCTATCTTCAAGAACAACTGGGATGCAGACAAGCAGAAACAAGTGAGCGACCGGGTAGTGAACACTGCCAACAAACTGGGTGGTGCTGAGGCTACAGTTTACACTTCTGTGAATGAGGTTCCAGATGCTTATCTGAGTGATGTGAAGAATGGGGCTACCGGATGGTATGACCCTACTACACACACGGTTCATGTTTATCTGCCTAATTGTGCTGATGCCAACGAGGCTGAGAGAACCGTGCTCCATGAGAAGATAGGCCATGAGGGTATGGAAGTTCTTCTTGGTGGCGAAGATGGCGTGAGAAAGTTCGCTAATTTCGTTTATAATTCTGTCGCAGCAAGCACTCGCGGTAAGATTTTGGATATTGCCAACAAGTATGATCCGGACTGGAAGAACCCTGACCGCATGAATGTGGGAACGCAGGAGTATATCGCTCATTTGGCTGAGGAGGGTCCTAAGACTGCTGAGGACTTTTCTCTTTGGACTAAGATTAAGCATTATCTTATCAAGTTGCTGAAGAAGCTGGGTGTTTGTGTGCCGGGACTTCTCAATGACAAGGATTTGAGATACTACCTGATGAAGGCTGGCAAGGCTCTGCACGTATGGGACGAAATGCCTCAGGAGAAGCAGGAAGCCATGATGAAGCAGGCTAGCAATGCTGAAATCAAGGATGCGCTATCTGATGGTGCCGGTAAGGGTAAGCCGAGGCAGAAGAAAGGCGAAAGTACTATTCAGTACATGAAACGTGTACAGGAGTGGCGCAAATGGCAGAATGCACGCGAGGATAAAGAGAACCCAGAGCCTCCAATGTTCTACGACATTGATAAGGATGAAGCAGGCAAAAAGGAATGGGCACAGCTCAATAAAGACTGGCGTGAACGCCACCACCTTGTTGGCGAGGAACCTACTGGTATGCCTATCCGAATGGAAAATGAAGAGGATGATGCCTACATGAATCGTATTCATGAATATGAGAAATGGCAGGCAGCCATGAAGGACCAGGAAGACCCTTTGCCAGATATGTTTGCCTTCGAAAAGAAGAAGCAGGAAGAGGTGAAACGCAAGTATGAGGACTGGCTGGCCAAACATGACCTGCTGGAGCAGCAACAAGCCGATCTGGACTTGTATGAGGGTAAGATTTACCCAGCAGAGACCAATCCGAAGGCTGATGCACTGGAGCAGCAAGTGATGCAGGATTTGGCAGAAGTGACCAGTACTGACGTGAGTAAGGAAGGTGCAGCAATGACCGTTAAGCATGCCGTTATCCATCGTAGAAAGAACATGGAAGAGGCTAGTGCTGATGATGCCATCTATATCAATGATGTGAAGAACAGAATCGAGAAGATGGCTGATAGCGGTGTTTTTGACAAGTTGCTTTCTGATTACAAGGGAAAGAAAAACAGGGCAGAAAAACTTGCCGAGACTATACCTTATATAATAGAGGCTCCTAGACGTTTGCGTGACATGGCTCAGAACTTAAATGCCACTGGTGTTTTTGATAAGGGACATATCCATATTCAGCCAGCTGATGTTGAGGCTATCCAGCCATACGTGACAGACTTGATTACCGAGACAGCAAAGAAGCATACAGAGATTAAAAAAGGCAAGGAGATAGAGGTATACGATGATCCTAAGGCTGTGAGCGAGGTGGCAAGCAAAATGGCTCAGGCAATTAATGCCAATCACCAGGGCGAAGAAGGTTTTGTACCATGTGATGGAACGGACATCCTCAGTAAACATGTTTTGAAACTCGTAAAAGAGAGGGTAGTGCCTGGACGTATCAATTATAAGCAACTTTCTCCTGAAATGCAGGCTGCCATTGATTCTATCCGTGACTGGTATAACTATACCTACGACTGGTTGATGGATAATCATACTTTGAAAGCTGGCACTGGTTATAATGTTGACTACGTAAATCATATTTGGGATAAAGAGAAATCTGATCCTGAGGCGTATGCTACCTTTGTGGAGAACAGACAGCGCACGAAGAGCCCTAATGAGAAGAAGCGAACCATCAGCACTTTGATGGAAGGTGTTTATGCCGGACTTGTGCCAAAAACTACTGACATTACGAAGATGATGGCATATTATAGCAGAAGTAATATTGAGGCATGGGCGAACAAGACCATGTTACAGGAGTTGACCGGACTGAACGTAATTGAGAGGAATGAAAAAGGAGAGGTGATTTCAACTGATCCACTACTTTCTTCTTCTGCTCCATTCAATTTGGAGCAATATAAGTACTTTGAGATTCCGGGCGTAGGCCCTGTATGGGTATATAATGTATCTCCAAAGCAAGTGAAGGTGAAGAATCCTATCACTGACAACGAAAAGGTGCTCTATAGCGAGGCCAGTGCCGGTGACAGATTTGGAGTTGTGTTTGATACCTATCAATCTTCTCCATTCTGGAAAACGTTTGATACGCTTGCTTCAAGTGCCAAGAAACTGGAGTTGGGCTTTAGTGGTTTCCATGCCGGAGCCTTGACGGAGGTATACATGGTACAAAACATGGTGGAGTTTGGACCTAAGAAGGCCATGACCAACTTTATGAAGTATATCTTTGCAGATACAGCCAAGAACCATGAACTTCCTTGCTTTGCCAATCCTGAGGATTTTCAAGAGGCTGCTTCCCATCTGGTGAAGTTCGGAGCGACCAACGACTATGCTGCAGCGGATGTACAGAACATGTTTGACAACATGCGCGATGCGATGATAAAGGTGCAGAAGAAGTTGAAGGACGGAAATAAAATTTCCGGAACGGTGGCTAAGGCTTCTATGCCATTGAAGGTGGCAACGCAGATGCTTTCTCTCATCAATAAGGGTATGGATGTAGCTTTGTGGGATTTCCTTCATGACGGACTGAAACTTGCTACCTATCGTATGAGGGCAGACAAGACCAAGGAGCGTGCCAAGAAGAAGGGTTGGACTGAGGAGGAACTGAGCCGGGCTTTGGACGAGGACGGACAGTTTGTAAACGATATGTTTGGCGGTCAGCACTGGGATGTGTTGGGAGCCAGCCATCGTACCTTGCGCTATGCCGGACGAGTTCTTCTTTCTCCAGACTGGAATGCTTCTACTACACGTCATTTTCTGGCATTAACCGGATTTGGTTCTATCTGGAATGAGGCAACCTTTGAGAACTTCAAACAGTATTACAAGAGGCTCAAACACAAGGAACTTACACCGGAGGATGAAGGCAGAAAAAGCAGACAGATTTCGGCTTTGCTCTGTTATGGTATCGGATTCATGGTATTTTATGAGGGTATTGCCAATGGCATCAATGCTGCTTTCCGTGCCCTGGACGAGGAGAAGGAGCGCAAGAAGGCAGAGGAGATCCGGAAGACCAACCCAAGCTATAAGAGTATGTATGAACTGGCTTATGGTGATGAGGGTATGAAATGGTATGACTATCTGATGAGAGGCAACAGCCTTGGCCAGCAGAGCAAGATCTTCTTAGGCAGATATGAAGATGGTACAGAAATGTATGTGAGACATGGTAAGCAGTTCCGTGAGGTTCCGGAATACCTTTTCAATCATAAGGGAGAACTAGAGTTCCCTGGACCTATGGTACAGCGAATGATAGGTAAGGCTAACCCTATGGTGAGAATGACCTTGGATGATATAAACTATCTGAGCGATTTCCAAGCCAGCCATGCGGATCAAGAGATTCAGCGCAAGTATGGCAAGACCATCGGACTGCTTTACAAGGATGCTTTGTACTGGGCACCTTTCCTGATTCCGAGCCAGGAGAACAAGGAGTTCAAGGCCGTTGATTTCTTCTTCCCTTCTTCTAAGGGGTTCTCTCCATGGAAGGCTCAGAGTTACTTCAAGGACTTTATCCTTAGCGGTGACATGGAGGGCGTGGTGATGACCTATCAGAGCTGCCAGCGCAATGGTATTGATCCTGAGGCTCAGATTAAGGCTGCCATCGGTTCGGTGAAGGCACTGGAGAGTGCAGAAATGAGTGATGGAGTGACTTCCTTACAGGAGGCAAGTAAACGCTTTGATGCTGCCAAGAGTATCACGGAAAAGAAGAAGATGCGCCAGAAGATGAAGAAATTCCTCTCGCAGAGTGATTACAAGGCTTTCACCCAGAAGGAGGCTCTGGACATGGTGCAGGGTTATCTGAACGGTGATGAAGACTTGAAGGAAATGGAGAAGGCTGAAAGCAAGTACCTGATGAAGGCTAAGGCAGAGGACGTGACGGAGGACTGGAGAATACAGAACGTCTGGAACGGAACCATTGAGACTTATCAGGAGTATCAGCGTTTGAAGGATGTCGATAAGGTGAAGGCAAATGCCTTTAAGAACAGCAAGACCAACAAGCGACTGTTTGCGGCTAGAAAGGCTATCTCTGCTGCCAAGAGGAAGATGAATAAGGCTAAGAAGCAAATGGATGGTACGAACGATGCTGCCAAACTGGTAGAGATTCGGAATACCAGAAAGGAGCTGCTAAAAACGTTGAACGGAATGGAGTAGCCTTCGGGCTACTCCATTCTAGGAAATGTTTTATATTTCCGAAAATAGGCTTTGTCCAATTCAATTTTATGTTCGATATTTCTACAAACAGAAAAAGGGACTTGCTTCACAGCGAGTCCATTTTTGATAGTTATAAAAATCTAATTCCAAATAAATTTAAAATAGTTATGATTAATGAATCATTTGTGTGTTTAAAGTTGAAGATGTTGGAGCGATGTTATCCGAGAGAAGGACCAGATGCATTCTCTGGTTCCTTTTTCTTTGGTGTTGCCCAGCGTATGTAATCAGCCATGCTGTCATCCATGCGCTGTTGTTCACTCTTTGGATTCTCCTTCTTTTTCTCGCCCCAGAGACGTTGGGCAATATCATCCAAGCACCATTGCCAATCGTCTCGAAGAGTGATGACCTTGGAACTTGGCATGATGGTTACATCTGCCTTTGGTGGATCAACATGCTTGGTGTTGCCATCCTTATCGGTCTCCTCCTTGGTACTGAGAGAGGCGAAAGGTACATTATTATCGTTTAGGAACTTCTCTACATCCTCTTTTTTGTTGTCACAGAGAAGAATGCAGACAGAAACCTTATTCTTCTTCAAGGTGGTAAGGGCTTCTTTAGCCTTGCCTACCATGGAGAGGTTGCCTTTATCATCTTTTGTAATGACGCAGGCTTCATGTACATTGATAGATTTACTCATAATATCTAATATATTAGAAATTCAACATGTTTAAATGAATTGCGGAACAAAAATACAATTAAAGGGAGCATAAAGAGTGATAATTTGCGCAGATTATCACAAATGTTGGCAAAAAAAAGAGTATTTTTGGCGAAAAATTAAGAATTATGGTTGACAATCATGTAATAAATGACATATCGAACTATGCAGAGCCGGGACCAGACTCACTTGAAGGAGTGAGCCGGGAGCGGTTTACGCAGAGCGAAAGCAATCTTCTGTTGCTGCAATGGGCTTGCCAATACTTCTATGATGGTGCAGAACTGAGAAAGAAGTGGAAGCGAGCGCAAGACTTCGTAATGGGAAGACAGTTGGAAGAGCTGATAGAATGGAACGGAAGAAAGATTACCATCCGGCAGTATATGGAACTGAAAGGTATGCCAATACTGGAATACGATGTAATCGGAGACAAACTTCTTTCGCTCGTTGGTCTTGTGCGCCAGCAGCGCAGTACTGCTACATGTAGTGCCGTGGATCCAAACGAGGAAGACTATATCAGTTTCTTCAATGAATATCTTCGTCAGAACGACAACTTGAACGACAGGCAAGAGTTAGATGCGAGAATGTTCTATGCCTTCTGTGTCTTCGCCTTTGTGGGCATGAAAACCTATTATGGAAGAAGGGATGGCAAGAATGGCATCTTTGACTATTCTGTGGACATCTTTAAGCTAGCTTTACCACCTTTCTTTAAGTATGACCTGAGCGATGTGGAATTTATTGCTGAGGCTCATGATCTGACTTGGCGAGAGATTTTAGCTACTTTTACTAACGGGAGTAAGGAAGAGGCTAATAAACTCAGCGAGATCTATCTACAAACACAGCATCATTTTGCGCCAGAACAGACCTATCATCCGACAGGTGAAGCGCAGTATGCCGGCATAGATGATTTCACTCATTCTTCGGTAGTAGGTAAGTATCGTGTTTTGGAGATCTGGACAAAAGAAACCAGACCTGCCATCTGGGTACATGACTGGGAGAGTGGAGATTGCGGCTATGCTTCTCCTGACCAGCGAGCCTTCTATGAGGAAAAGAAGCGCAAGATAGAGGAATCCAACATCATGAAAGATGAAAATGGCCTACCTGTGCTCGATGAGAATGGTGAGCCTATCTACTATGTAGACCCTTCTGAACTTAAGACCATCGAAATTAAGGATGAGGCTGAAACCTACTGGTTCAGAAGATATATCACACCGAATGGCTATCTGCTGGATGCCAGGGAATCACCATACTATGTGCTCAGGGACGGATTCAGAACCTCTATCCATCCATACACCTTCGTTGCCTATCCATGCTTGAATGGCGAAGTAAGAAGTTTTACGATGCGAGCCGAAAACAATCAGCGCACCTTGAATCATTACATGATGATGATCAACTTCATTGTAGCGAATGGTGCCAAGGGAACGATGCTTGTGGACGAAAATGCTCTGAGCGAGAAACAGAGCATCGATGAAATGCAGGTGAACTATACCAAAACAGATAGTATTATCTTGTGGAACTCGAAGAATGGAGGTAAACCACCTCAGACACTGGTCAACAAGAGTATTCCGGCAGGTGTTGACTTCATGGTGAACTTTGCCAAGACGATGGCTAGCGAGGGTAGTGGTGTACAGGGTGCTCTACAAGGTCAGCACCGGAATACCAGCGGTAAGCAATATCAGTTGGAAAGAGAATCATCATCTACCACCATACAGGACTTTGTTGAGAGTTTCAATAACTTTAAGGTACGGGTTGCCAAGAAGAAACTTTACCTGATACAGGAATTTTGTACTGATGCTGACAGCGTGAAACTGACAGGTGATGAATTTGAAATTCACTTCAATTCAGAGACCATGAGAGATATGGATCTAGATGTTTCTATCGACTTGGATGCATACAGCCCACTTATCAGAGATGCCAACAAAGATATGGCTTGGCAGATGATGGTGAGCGGCAAGATGGACCCATATACGATGCTTACGGTAGCTAACTTCCCTGGTACAGGAAGAATGAGGAAATACTTCAAGGAGCAATTGGAAAAACTAGAAGCTCTTCAGGCACAGCAAGCAGCCAATGGACAGATGCCTACAGATGGAGGGCAACAACAGGCAACAGCACCTGATACGCATCTAAAGGATTCCAGTGATGGAGCAAATGATTTGGCAGCTCTTCCTTCGGCAGCTATGTAGAAAAGAAGTTCTTAGTTAATTCATAATATTGAACGAAATGTTGTTCAGTTCTTAGATTAGATTATTTTATTTTTTTAGGTTTATTAGTTTTTAAGGTTGTTAGATTGTGAAGAGGAAGCCGTGATGGTCTCCTCTTCTTTTTGTTTAGTCAATACCATGTTCCTTCTTGTATATGCGTAACTTAAACATCAGGGTAGAAACTCGGTACATGTAGTATTCTTGCCAGTTTTTTAGTTTGGTTGTGCGCACCTTGTTGTCCGCATCGCAGCCGATGGCTCCCCACTTGGAAGGAGTATAGTAGTAGGATGCGGCTTTGATGTCTTCTACATTTTTGAAATAGCGAGTAGCTTTCCACTTGCCCATTTGGACTAATTTTCGATAGGCGAGCATGCACTTGCGGTTAGGATCGTAAGTCATAATCGCCCAATCTTTATGCGACTGGTCGTAGAGCATGTAGAAGCGAGGCGCACCACATTCTTTATACTTGTCAATGGTTGCCTTGACTCCTTTTTGCCACATGCGTGTAGCACGGAAGAGTTCGATACGAGTGACAATAGGCTGGTAGATGGCTATGAGCATCTTACGCAGCAGGTTTGAATAACTTTGTTTCATTTTTCTTTTTACTTTTAATTATTAACTTATATGGACAGGCGATAGAATCGCCTGGAACGGTGACTATACAGGGGCGTATCATGCTGCTGGCTAGATAGAGGCTAGCTGCCACCACCTATGCCTGACAACTCAGCTACTACTGGAGGGCGATTGCGGAGACGTTCACGTTCTATCTCTGCTTTTGAACGGAATGGAACGATTTCCGGTGCTGGCATATCCTTCTCTACGTATAGAGCAATGGCGCGCGCCATGACACGGTCATCATGCTTTCCGGCTACGGCTCCATAACAGTCGTTCTGCTTGTAATAGAGGAAATAGGTACATTCGTCTATTGCCGCAAGTTCTCGTTCCATATAGCCACCATCACGGATGATGCGAGCCATGGTCTTCACTACTGCCACCTTGGTTGCCTTGTTGGTATTGAATCCCCATTTCATTTCGATATTCTTCACCTTCTTCAGTTTGGATTGTGATGCGCTATAGAGATTATCGTATAGAGGCAGAAGGATAGGGAAGAACAGCTCTGACTGATTGCCCTCGGTATTGTTCATGCGCGAGTAGGCGGTATTGTTCTCGATGACCAGATAAGCATCATTATAGAAATGAGCTATCTGGGCGCAGCGCATGGCTAACTGATCGGCATCGCAGTGACCATGCCATTCAGCTACGATTTCCGGTACACCACCATAGATTTCATCGTAGCGGTCGAGGACTACAATATCTGAGAAGTCGCTGGTTTTGTGAGAACCACCAATATCGCAGGCTACGATATACCGATGTCTGACAATCTCAGAGTTGTCTGGTCCAGCCCATACCTTCAATGGTCCACCTGAACGTTCTATGAAGCGGATGTTGTTCATACAAGCATCATCGGCAGCATCATAAGAATCACCTTCAATGTCACCCACCATGATAGGCTCAATACCGTTGCAGTCCTCTTCCATTTCCTTCAACTTGTATGGGTCGAAGACAGTTGTACCTGAGAAGAGGAAGGCTTCTACATCATCAGAAGGGAACTCCTGACGCATATCGTCAAGAGTCTCATACTCCTTGGACTTCTCGATATACCAATGGATGCCCTCGAAGGATGCGCCTTTACATTCGTAGAGCCACCAATAGTACTTACCATGACCTTGCTCGTCATTGCGATTCTTCCACAACCAGATGGCGAAATCGGCACGTTCATCCTCAGAAGCAAATGGTAATATATATTTTTCAATTTCGAACCATGCCACGAATACAGGAGTAAATGCTGACAGAGGTTTTCCATCTTTGTCTACTGAATTTGCGGCTACCCAGGCATCGTGGAACTCGTTTTCTCGTCCGTTAGGCGTTGACTCTCTGACGATGAATGTTAAAGGATCTGGCTGAATAGATGATGATGCAGCCTTGATCACCTTAGCTGGAGTCCACTCTGTGGTGTTAGGGAAGAAGGCTTCCTCAGTAATATGAGCAAGGGCAGCATCACCAGAACGACAAGATTCTGGGTTACGGGCAGAACCCGTCTGTATCTTGCAATCGCGTGGAATGAGATACTTGATATTCTGTATGGTTCCTGATGTCTTGATTTTGCGAGGGTCGTTCTTAAATGGTACACCAATATCGTAGAAGAGCCATGTAGGAATGGCATTAATTAACTTCTCGTACATATCGAATACCTGTGTGGCAGATGAAGACTGGTGGCCAACGATATTACTATTCCAGTTTGTCTTCCAGAAGATCTGCAGCCATGCCATGTAGATGTCGGTGAGGGTAGAACCACCCCATTGACGGCACTTCAAGAGAATGACACGGATATAGTGGTACTGACTGTGAAGGCGTAACTGTTCGAAGACCTTGGCTAGTTTGATCTGGGCATTGCGAAGAAGAAAAGGTATATCCTCACCACCATCCTTATTCTTGATTCGGGCATAGGCGTAGGCGAAGAAATAGAAATCATGCTTACAGCGCAGGCGGATGAGATACCGAAAGACTGCATCGCGAGCCTTCTCTTGGTCGAAGTCAGGCATGTACTTATCGCAGAAGGCCTCTATAGAACCACATTTGATGATGGCGCAGAACTTCTTTTCTTTCAGCATTTCCACCGGGAGCCAGAGTTTCTTTCCCTTTAAGAAATCCGAGATGACACATTCAAAGCGGAGACCAGGGGCATTCTCTCCTGTAATGGGACGATAAGTAGCGAGGAGACTTTGGAGTCTTCTCTTATCTTCTTCAAGAATCTCTTTGAGTTTCTTATCAGAAATCTGTTGCTGAGGTCGAACCTTTAAGGAGGATTTTGCTACTGGCATTCGTTATATAGAATAATGTTAAATGTTGAATGTTAAATGTTAAGTGTGTTGGCATGTCTGATAAATCTCTCTGCCTTGGCATAAATGAAACCTAAACAGAATAGAACTATGTGGAAGATACCAGCTATGAAAGGAAGAAGGAAACCTATAGCCATACCGAGCATCATCTGCCAGAAGTAGATGCGGTGATACCGATAATACCATTGCGCTGAGAATCCCATGAAGAAAGAAATCAATACGGATGCACCCAATACAGGTAATGCCGGATAGTATATGAACGAAAGCAATACGGAGCAGAGCCATGCTGCCAGTAAGCGATGGAAACGGAACTGATGATGAACCATCAATATGCACCAGCCGTTGATACCCCAGTGTATAAAGTTGGCATGACCGAACATATAGGCGAAATGTGTGTATAATGGCGATGATGGAGACACAGCCAGCGAGGCATGTAGCGGTACGATGATAGCCATCAGAAAAATACAGATGAGAGTTATATATAATGTTCGCATAGACAGAATATTACTATTTGGAATTGTTTTTTCGATTTTGATTGAAATAGGCAGAAAGTTTCTGCCTGATGGTACGAGGAGAAAGCCCCAAGCACGGAGCAGGCCGCTCCAGGGCTAAGTCTACCAGTTTATACAAGCATGGAGATTTTTCCCTTCGCTGTTCCCTAAGTCTGAGCACTTCTTCATACAGAGCTTCATATAATTGCTGTTTGCGATAGGAAGCTAAATCGAACTTAGGAATGATACCTTTGAGACGCAGCGAAACGTACCTGAATGCTGATGTATCTGAGATATAGTAGCAGGTGGTAGGAAGCGATGAAACAACTTCGCATATCTTATCTGTAGTAGTAGGATATTCTACCACTTCGAGAGCCTTGCGATAGAGGATGATCATTTCACGGTCTCGTATCGGGTTTATTTGGGATATAGAATTTTTATGTTTCATGCTAGCAAAGTTAATATAGCAACTTGCGCATTTTATCAATAAGTTATGCGAAATTTTCCTTAATTTAGCACACAAATATTAAAAATGAATATTTATGGCAAAAGAAACTATTGATAATCAGAATGTTAAGTCAAAGCGAGATTCTTTCCGAGAGCGTCTTGCTCAGCGTTATCCTGACTTGAATATGGATGATGATGAGGCTGTTTATGGTCAACTTTCGACCGATTACGACCAGTATGACCAGAATAAGCAGAAAATGGATGACTTCAATAAAATGTTGCAAGACAACCCTCATGCTCCAAGTCTGGTGACAGGTCTTGTTACAAAGAAAAATGCCGATGGCAGCGACTTCAATTTTATCGATTTCATTATTGATGAAATGGGGCAGGACTATATTGATGCCATCAATGGTGATGAGAAGGCTAAGGCTCGTTTGAAGGCTAGTGAAAAAGAGAAACTTGAAGCCAGTGAGAAACTTGCCAAAGAAAAGGATCTTCTTGCGGCCAACATAAAGCAGTCGGATGATGAACTTGATGCAGCCATTAAAGAAGCGAAGTTGAAGCCTGAGGCTATTACTGAGTTGATAGAGTGGCTTTACAAGCGTAGCGATGATGGCGAGGATCACGATGATGATGGTTTTGTATGGCGTGCAGCTCGTTATGATCTGAAGAAAGAAGACTTCTTGCGCCTCTTCAAAATTAAGGACTTCGACAAGGCCGTGGCCGATGCAGAAGAGCGAGGCTATAAGCGTGGCAAGAACGAGAAGATAGACCAGCAGAAACAACTGCATGATGGCAAGCAGGGCGGCAAGAAGAACATCAACATCGATGGAGGCGGTGGTGCACCATCACTTCCAAAGGAAAAGAGCCGTACAGAACAGGTGTACAGTAAGATGATTGGAATGTAGAATTAGAAATTTATAATTAATAATTTTAAATGTATAGATTATGAAACAGTTTAAGAAATGGTTTGGTTTCATGATGGCAGTGCTCGTCATGATTCTTAGTGGTGGAAGTTCTTATGCAATGGCTGAAACGGCTCCTCCAGCAGTACCAGGTGGTGGCGTTCCAAAGGGCGCAGGTGGCGGTGGTGCGACAGGTCCTTTGGATGGTCCCGGTGTAGGTGGTTCCGGTCCTCAGTGGCAGGGTGCTAGTCAGGAGCAACAGGAAGCTATGGGTAACTGGGATTACTATGTAGCTCATGTTAACCCGACAGTCGTAGAGATGAAATTGGAGAGTTGTCCTATTGATCAGATTTTACGTGCATCTAAGAAAATGACTCCTATCGACTCTGTTCGAGTAGAATACTATTCTATCGGTCAGAAGCCTATCATGTCAAAACTTACTACTCAGGTTAATAAGCAGACCAATGGTAATTCTGTAACTTTCATCGTGGAGAATCCGGCAGCTTTCGATAATGGTGATGTTATTATGGTAGATGGCATCTATGGCTATGATGAGACAGGTACGAATAAGAGTACTTTGATTCCTCTTCAGTTCCGTGTAATCAGCCATGATAATGACAATAACCCTATTGCCTACGCTCTGAACGGAAAGAAAAACCCTTCGCGCGGCAACCGTGACTTTGAAGACAATATTCCGGTAGGTACAACTCTGATGCGCCTCGGAAGAGCCGCAGGCGAGAAAGAGGTTGAAACTGGTAGTTATTACTCTATGCCAGATAAGAGTTTCCAGTATTGTCAGCGATTTATCATGCAGGTTGAGGAGTCTCTTATCAACCGCATGAGTAAGACTCAGGTAAAATGGGACTTCACACGACAGGAAAAAATGGCTATGGACGATATGCGTTATGGCCAGGAGCGAAGTGGTCTTTTCGGTGTAAAGAGCATGTCGAATGGTGGCGAGAAAGTTGGTTTGACCTATACCATGGGCGGTATTTACTGGGAAGCAGGCAAGGACTTGCAGATTGGCCATTGGGCTGTCAAGAAAGATGAGAATGGTGAAATTGTTAAGGCAAAGGTAAAAGTACCTAAGCCAGAAGGTACCGGTGGCGAAACTGTAGAGCAGGAAAAAACAGTATATGAGTATGTGATCAGCGAGAAGGAACTTTCTGCTTTTATTGCAGCAGTATTGAAGGGTGCTGGTAACTCCAGCCGTACCAAACTTCTCTTCGTTGATAACTTGATCTATCAGGCATTTGCAAATCTTCGCTCTAACAAGCGTATCATTACCCAGACCGAAAAAGACTATCAGGGTTGGAAACTTGATTTTGAGAAGTTTGAGAGTATGGGTACTAAGATTCTGATTTATCGCCACGATGCTTTTAACTCCTGGGGTATGGATGGTAGAGCGTTCTTGCTGGATGCTCGTTATCTTGACAAATACGTTTTCGGTGTATGGAGTAGAAATGAGTTTAACGCCAAGGATCTCTTGATTCGTAACACTGCAGGTGTTGTGATGGAGGAGTATAGCTGCTGGGTACTGACCTTCCCCGATGCCCATGCCCGTGTAGCCCGACCAGTCTTCACTGGTGATGGCGTGACTGATGAGCAGATTTTGGAGGCAGCGTAATCATCGTATAGGAAACTGATAGTTTTCTACATATATCAATCAAGGGGATAGTTGAGGCTAATGCAGTCTCACTATCCCTTCTCACCATAAACACAAATAGATATGTATAGATTTGTAGCTAAGAGCATGCTCATTTTTGTGGTGACTCTGCCGAGCGGACTGATCAAGAACATTGAGTTTGAACGGTGTGGCAACGATGCCTATTCCTATATTACGGATAGTAAGCAGGTGGCAGAGTGTATCAGGAAGCACCCTCTTACGAAGGCAGGTCGTATCATTGATGAGAGCCAGCCGGAAGAGGTGCAGATTCAGCAACAAAAAGAAGAGCAGGTGAAGGACGAGAATGCCCTTCATTTCGAGAACATCACAAAGGCAAAAAATTATCTCCAGAAGACATATAAGGTAGATGTAAGAAAACTGAAATCACCTGAGAGTGTGAAGGAGAAGGCTAAAGAGCTGGGTGTGGTGATTGAGTTTTAGTTTGTAGTTTATAATTTTTAGTTAATAGGTTTCTTGCTTATGGAAGTTCTTATGAGTGACCTTGTGAAGGAAATGCGCGTGGCTATGGACGAAGTGATCCATGATGAGGTGAATGACCTCATTACGGATGATTCGGACACGGAAATGAAGCAAGCCATTGAAACTGCTGCCCAGCAGATTCTGCTGCAAGCACCAGCGCAAATGATTCTACCCAAAAGAGTGGAAGTTTCGCTGAACGAAAGCGGCAAGCAGGATTATGATGCCATCCAAACCCAGTTTACAGATGGGCATGGTTGTCTGACTATTCCAGAAGATTGGCTGAGACTGGTAGAACTGAAACTGAAAAGTTGGCAAAGCACGCTGACTATGCTGATGGAACCGGGCAGCAAGGAGGCTCAGATGCAAGCCTCCCGGTGGACCAGGGGAACGCCACAGAAACCAAAGGGCATGATTACCACATCGCCAACTACAGGAAAGCGAGTGCTGATGTACTGGACTGCCGGAAGGTATGATGCCAACCATGCTCCTGTTGGAGCTGTATATGATCATGAGGTTGAACTGTTCACGTATATCCCTTATCAAAAGTTAGAGAATGTGTATTCTACTGATACTGGGCATGAAAACGAAGTGACCGACCAGAAGGTCATCCTTTCCCTGACAGATGAATGCAAGAAATATCTTATCTATCGTGCCGTTTCAATCTTCCTTGTAAGTAAGAAGGAAAGCGAACTGGCAGAAAAGTATAACCAATTATCTCAAATATAATATTTTATGGCTAACGATATAGATAAAACAAGTCCTCACTACAAGGGTGATTTTGGCAGCATCTATGAGGTGAACAAGAAGTTCCCTACAGGAGGTGTTGCTGGCGACTTTGTGGTGATAGAAGGCTGGGCGCATTACTGGAATGCGGACAGGGCTACCTGGTGTGTGAATGCACAGAGGGATAGCTACTGGGACGAGTTGATAACGAATATCATAGAAAAGTTTAAGCTCGTAAGAGGTGCTACGTATATGGGCGTGGCTAGTCTTGACACTGTGCCAGCTAAGGCTATTGGTGCCAAGATGTATTATTTTGCGACCGTAGCTGGTACGTATAAGAACTTCGGTGATCTCGTAGTTCCTCAGGGTATCAATGTGCTATATTCTGAGAATGGCAGCAGCTGGGTAAACACAACCTTGCTGGAAGTGGCTCAGGAGTTGGGCGTGAGCACCAATAAGGTTGTAAGCCAGAAGGCATTGAATGATGCTTTGTTAAAAAAGTTTGACAAGGAGAGTGTTGTCCAGGAATCAGGCGAGGCAGAGGATAAGGTGATGAGTCAGAAGGCTGTGAGTGATAAACTCAGCGGCTTAGTGAAGTTGATTAGTGCAAACAACAACGTGGTATTTGTCACGTATTCAAATGCTAAGTTGCCTTATCTTTCCGATGGTTCTATTCAGTTTGACTGGGCATTCGGTATCATTTATAATGGTTCTCGCTATATCTTCAAGCAATCTAGTTCAACCGATTTGTACAAGGTTACTCCTTCTGAAGGAGCGTTTTATGTATATCTTGATGTTGACAAGATGAAGGAGTATAGTGTTAATGATGAAAACTTGGCAGAAGGTAATAGAAAGTATGACCATCTGAACGAAATCATCATAACCTCTACCGATGAAGGTGGTAAAAGCGGTAACTATGTGCTCTTGGCTGCATTTATTGAGAAAGAGTTGCAGAATGTTGGAGCGCTTGGGCAGATGATTGTTTCTGACAATAAGTTTGAAAAGTCAAATGTTGTTCAGACAACTGGAGAAGCTACAGATAAGGTAATGTCACAGAATGCTGTCGTGAAGTTGATTAGTGCAAACAACAACGTGGTATTTGTCACGTATTCAAATGCTAAGTTGCCTTATCTTTCCGATGGTTCTATTCAGTTTGACTGGGCATTCGGTATCATTTATAATGGTTCTCGCTATATCTTCAAGCAATCTAGTTCAACCGATTTGTACAAGGTTACTCCTTCTGAAGGAGCGTTTTATGTATATCTTGATGTTGACAAGATGAAGGAGTATAGTGTTAATGATGAAAACTTGGCAGAAGGTAATAGAAAGTATGACCATCTGAACGAAATCATCATAACCTCTACCGATGAAGGTGGTAAAAGCGGTAACTATGTGCTCTTGGCTGCATTTATTGAGAAAGAGTTGCAGAATGTTGGAGCGCTTGGACAAATGATTCTGTATAAAAGCAGCGTAGATACATTTAGTGATAAAATCAACAACATATATGATGCTATTGACTATGACAATGATTTTGAAAAGATATATGGTTCTGCAATAGATGATGCTTGTCGAAAATATAACAATTTAGCTTCATCTGACAGATTGGGGTATCTGTTTATTACGGATTTGCATTTCAACACTGGTTACAATGCATCTAATTTGCCAGCTTTGTTCAGGCAGTGCAAGGCTGTTGTCGAAATCGCTAACCGTGTAAACGTTGATTTTATAGCTTTCGGTGGTGATATAATTGATGGAGAGACCAACAAGGAAAATATATACACTTTCTTGGAGCCTATGTTTAAGATTCTATCAAAAAGCAGAAAGCCAATTTCCATAATTGTTGGTAATCACGATGATAACTGTTATGGTGAATTTATCGGAAAATCCGCATTAAAGAATCTGCTTATCGATGAATCTAACATACATAATATAGTTTATCCATCGGAAGAGAAATGCTATTATAGCTTTGATGCAAAATCATATAAGATAATTTGCCTTGATTATATAGATTACGATATATCTAGTTCAAAGCAAGGTTCATCTTGGTGGGGATATTCACAAGAGCAAATTAAATGGCTTATTTCCGTTCTAAATACAACGAACAAAGATGTTGTTATCTTCTCGCACGGATGCCCAGACAAAACATACAATTATTATGGTATGGGTGACAACGGAGGATATTCAACAGACTTGATAAATCTTATTAAGGCTTTCAATGACCATGCAACGATTGATTTGTACGGAAGTCATTATGACTTTAGTGATAAGACTAACTTTATCAAATTCCTGCAAGTTGGTCACACCCATTTTGATAAAAATGACGTAAAAATTAGTGGTATTCCTTGCATCATAACAGGAGCAGCTAAAAAAGAGTCACCTAATTCTAAATGGGAGAAGGTGGCTGGAAAGGATAATACATATATAATTCCAAGCAAAGAAGTAGCCGATGAACTTCATGCTAATTCTTACGGATATGAATTTATTTTCTATGATAGAGAGTTAGGAACCTTGTCGGAGTCACTATTTGATTTGGTTTCTGTTAACGGGAGCACCATTTCTACTTTCAGAATTGGAGCAGGAACAGACAGAAATTTTGAACTCTAAGTCGCTGAGTTCGTAAATATAAAAAATGCTAGGTAGAACTTATGAATCTACCTAGCTTTTTGTTAATCAATATTTTCACAGATGTATTTTGTGAAGGAACGGCAATCGGTATGGCCAGAAGCCTTGCGAATCTTGTATTCAGCAATGCCGCGAAAAACATTTGCACTAATGAATGTTCTGCGAGCTGTATGAGAGGCTATCAACTTGTATTTCGGGAAGACTTCTTCCTGTATTTCGCCAAACACCTTGGTTTCAAGCAATACTTCTTCCGTAAGACCAGCTAATTGCATTAACTCATGGATCTTACTATTATAGCAGCCAATAGTAGCCTTGTATGGAGCGGTATAGTTGTACTTCTCAAGAATATCATAGGTAGTCTTTTTGTCGATAGAAAATTTGTCTATATCAACTACAGCCTTGTGACCAGTCTTCTGCTGAACAATAGTAAAGATGTTTCTGTCAAAGTTCTTCTTTTGGATTCTGAGCATATCGGAATGACGTTGACCAAGATTGCAAGATAGAACGAACATATCCTTTGCTTTCTCCAACAGCGCACGATGATCTTTGCGCTTGACCAGTGGCTGGAGATTTAGGTGATAAATCATTGAAACCTCATCTGGAGTAAGTGCAATTGTAGGTCTTCTGTAATCAGGAACAGTGAACTCAGCATAGGTGTCACTAATCTTGGCTCCATGCTTGGCAGACCACTCTAAGCATGAACGGAGCTGATAGCATAGTGTTCTGATAGAACTAGGCTTTACACCTCTTGATAATAAACGAGAAATGAAGAAGGAATAAAAGATGTCACCTACCTGAGTTGGCAATATCACACAACCAAGTTCATTCTCTATCAAACTAAGATGGCTCATCAAACATTGGTGAGACTTAGGGTAATGAGGAAACAATCTTGCCTTGAAATTAATCTTGGCGGTTAAACACTCGACCAAACTTGCATTTGTAAGGTCAATACTAAAACTCTTGCTTGCCTCGCTGTGCATAAACTGAGCGAAAGCAGCCTGTGAATAAACAGCCTGCAACATAAGCGTAACCATTATTGTAAGCGTAACATTGTGAAAGAAGGCAGAGGGTGTTACGCTGTCCCTTTGTCCGAGGCTCATGACTTCCTCGTTAGCCTTCTGAATGCAAATATACGAATAATTTGCTTTCAGATTGTTACTTTAGCAAAGTTTAACTATAAAAATATTGCTCAAAATAAATATTTTTGTGCGGAATTGTCTATTTTTGCAGAGCTTTCCTTCTTATTAAGAATGAGGAACTAAGAACAAATAATAAATTAAAAACAAAAGGAGAAGAATTTATGACTAAAGAGGAAGAAGATGAAGTACATCGGTTAGTTCAATCAGTCGGTGTTGTACAGTTGTCAAGAGTAATGTTTAAGGACATGGACGTTAGCGAAATGATAAACGTCATTATCCTTGCAGGTAGAGGCTACAGCATAAAGCTACTCACTTGGTTTAAGTATTATTGTGAAGTGATGCCTCTGTTTATCATGCTTTTTCATATTGCATGCATGGTAACATTTGCGTCTCATGAAAAAGAAATGTGCGTATGGTTTAAGGAGAATTGGGTATCGGCAGCATTTATCTATTTTTCCGTTTACATCCATCCGCTTGTGCTTATAATTGCGAGCAGATTCTTTTGGCTCTGCTACAGATGGCGTATTCCGATGATCATCTACCTATTTGGGATAAATGCTATTCATATCGTATACTGGAATGTTTTTACCACCAACGAAATGGTGGAAGCTAATGTTGTAATACTTGTAATGACCATTATATTTTATGTATATGGTTTTGCCGATAAGTATTTCTCAGGCAAGGGCTGTCAAAGTTTAATCTCTAGATTATAATGATATGGGAAAGTTATTTGGTTATCACACCTTGGGAGTGTTATTAAAATCGTTATCGGATTCTTGTTTTCGAGCAGACGAGCAAGAGAAGAGAGGTGAGAAGGTAACTGCTTGCGGAATGAGTAGCGATGAGATAGAAGACCTTTGTGAGAACTATCTGCCGTATGCTCTCAACCCAATGATGACTGCTGGACAGGTGAAGAAGGAGGCGCATATCAGCGAATCTACCCTAAGAAGGGCTATCGCTGATGGGGAACTGGTAAGCGTTGGGAACGCTGGGGACCATTCTCATTTCTTCAAGAAATGGGACGTTAAGGAGTTTATCAAGAAAAGACTGAAAAGAAACAAGAACTAAGCCCTATCGCAACACGGATAAGCGATATGAATATGGTAACATTTTTATTTGTAGAGTGTGCTATCATTATAATGTTGAGTGTTTCGTTTAATATCTTTGTTTGGTGGACAGGAGATTATAAACGCAAGAAGTGGTTGTTTGCGTGGCTAACATTTATCAATGTGATAGCGATTGCTGGAACCATCATCACTTATTTTATGGGTAAATAACAGAATAATGAAGAGAAGCTGATGAGGCTTCTCTTTTTTGACATGGGTCTATGTCACCTTAAATCATTGGAAATCAGCCACTAAAAGAATGTTTGACAGAGTTATAAAACATGTAGATATTTTGGGATAACTTTGCTGCCGTAATCGATTACATGTGTGAATAAACAAAATGTACAACTTTTATTACTTTAGGAATTATGGCAGAAGAAGTAATTAAGACTACCTCTTGTTGCAACGATGCAATGATGGGTGGTTTGCTTGGAGCGATGGCAAATCGTGACAACAATCCTTTGGCAATGGCAGCTATGATGCGAGACCGTGACGATGCCGATATGTGGAACAATCCGTTTGCCTACATGATGATGATGGGCATGATGCGCTATATGTATGGTGCAGACTGGAACAATCGTGACAATGGCGCAGACGTGCAGCGTGCGGAGATTCAGGGTCAAATCGAGAGTTTGCGGAACCAGATGGCAGACAACCAGAATAGCAACTTGCTGATGGGTGCCATCCAGGGTAATGGTAACGACCTTAAGATGTTGGCAAGCAATCTGAACTGTGACTTCAACGCCTTGCAGAACTCTATCTGTGGCATCCAGGCAGGCATCCAGCAGCTTGGCGGTCAGGTAGGATACTCGGCAGAGCGAGTAATCAACGCTATTTCGCAGGGTAACTTGCAGATGACAATTGCGCTTAAGGATTGCTGCTGCCAGACGCAGCAGAACATTATCCGTATGGGTTATGAGAACCAGATGGGCCAGAAGGACATCGTTAACCAGATGCAGCAGGGCTTTAGCTATACCAACACTGGTATAGAAAGAGCTGCTTCGAATCTCGGTTTCCAGATGCAGCAAGACAAGTGTGACGTCATCCGAGCAGGTGAGAACAACACCCAGCGCATCATCGACACCTTGACAGGGCATTGGAGCCAGGAGCAAGCCAACGAGATTCAGGACTTGAAGTTTAAGAACTCACAGCTGCAGCAGAACATCTACCTTGCCAATCTGATGAATGGCGGTTGCGGATGTGGCGCAGGTGTAGCAGGTGGCTATCAGTAAAAAAGTAAAGAATGAAACAGAAGCGTAGTGGTATGAACAAGATATCTCCAGTAGGTTTGGCTACTACAGCATTGGTAGCCAACCAAGTTTCAGTCTTAGCTACTTACAATGAGAAGCTTTGCAGACCTTATTGCGTGAATGGCAATGTTCAGCCACAGGCAAGCATAACTTACAGTTATGATCAGCCTATCCTGAACGGTACAACGGTATTTGTGCCTATCGTGGCAACAATCTCCATCATTACGCCTGTAACAGGCAACAAAAACATGATGAGAGCACAGCCGTTGATTTACACGGAAAGATGGGTAGCAGCCTTTCAAGGGCAGACAGCTCTGCCAACGGCTGTGACCATCACCAGCGTAGGCAGAACGCAAAAGGCAAACGATGTGGTATGCGGAAAGGCTAGAGGCCTGAGCATATTTGACAGTCTAACCGTAGCATTGACTACTGCTTAGTATCATTAAAGGGGGAAATGGTGTATGGTTTGTTACCCATCGTTTCCCTCGCATTATCCATTTAAAAAGATACGATTATGATATTTAAAGATTTAAAGGCAGGTTTCCCGGTCTTTTTGTTTGACCGGGCGACTAGAAAATTCAAGCAGGGTAAAGTGATGAATACTCCAAGCCCTGATATTAGTGGTAGCAAACCCAACATGATGCCACAGATGCCTGGCATGCCAAATTTTGGCACCATGAACGTGAAGGTGAATGTTCAGACGGAAGACGGAAAGCAGTCAACCTATTCGGTAGTTGATACTGAGCAAACAGCATACAGCGACACCCTTGTAATCTCTTGTAGTAAGGAGAGTATCATCAACGAGGTAAACGCATTGAAGAACCAAGCCAATGACATCATCAATAAGATGCCGGACTTCGAGCAGACCGTAAAGGACTGTGATCAACTTCTCTCAGAGTTGGACACATCATTTCGTGACCAGCAGAGAACAAATCAGCGACTCGACAACATGGAAAACAAGTTGGACGAGATTTTCAAATTTGTCAAATCACAAAAACAAGAATGATATGAACTTAGTAGAACTTATCACAAAATATCAGAGTGACGCCACACCGGAACAGATGGTGAAGGTTACCAAGATCATCGGCAAGTTTGTGGCCATGCACGCAGAGGAAAATGACCTTCTTAAACTCTATAAGGAGATTTATGGGGTTGTGGGTAACGGCCACTTCAATGACTTCTTTGCTGAGGCTCAGATCAAGAAGATGGTGTTTGAGGATGACAAGGAGGTAGAGCATCGTGCTCCTTACTATACCGCAGCTAAGACTCAGGAGATCTATGAGACGGTGAAGGACGAGATCAGACCTTACAACCAATGGGATTTTGCCGTGGTGCTGAACATGATCTACTCTGACAACTATAATCTGATGAAGAAATGGTTTCCGGAGGACAGCGAGGAGCAGATGATGGACAAGATGGTGGACCTTGCCGTGAACTGGCTGAGGGATGATGATAACCCTTATGGCCATTGTAAGGCTTGGGGGTACTTCAATCACTAAATTATTTCCATAATGACCTAAGATATATAAAAGAAAACTATCAGAAGAAGAGAATGCAGGCGGAAAATGGGCTTGTGTTCTCTTTTTTCGTTAGAAGTTGCGCAATTTATCACAGAGAATCGGGAATGATGGCTTATATTTGCATCGTTTCCATAACGGAGTGGGGACGGAAAATGAAAAAGAAAATGAATGATATTCGAGGTTACTTAATTGGGACGATATGGACTTTTCTGAGTCTGCTGGTTCCCATCAGGGATTTTATGATTGCCATGATGGTATTATTTGGGCTGAACCTGGTGTTCGGCATCGTGGCTGCAGTGTTTAATGGTGAAGAATGGAGCTGGAAGAAATTCGGAATGTTCTTTGTCTGTTGTGCGGTGTTCTTTGTGACGGTGGCAGCTCTGTTCATTATCGGTCACTTCCTGCATTCGGATACTGAGGCTCTGTTTTGCGTGAAGTGGGTGTGTATAGCTGCAACCTATCTGTTCACGACCAACATATTGAAGAACCTGAGACGGATGCTAGTGCCTGATACGCCATTTTACAAACTTGTGGAATATGCTTATTATGCGCTTACTCTAGGATTCGTAGAGAAATTCCCGATGTTTAAGAAGTATCAAGAATATAAAAACAATAAAGAAAATGGAAATGAAGGAAATCAGATTGGAGCAGCTGCTGATGGCAATGCCTAACGCAGGGAAGAGGGCAGAGAAGTTTCTGCCATACCTGAACCGATTTGCCGAGGAGTTTGAAATAAACACGCCTTTGAGATGGGCGCACTACTTGGCTCAGATTGCCCATGAGAGCGGTGAACTGAGATATACCAAGGAGATTGCCAGCGGAAAGGCGTATGAGGGAAGAAAAGACCTTGGTAACACCCATAAGGGTGATGGTGTAAGGTTTAAGGGGCGTGGGCTGATACAGATAACAGGGCGAGCCAACTACAGCAAGTATGCCGGATATTGTGGCTATGATGTAGTGAAGAAGCCCGACCTCTTGGAGCAGCCTCTTGGTGCCACACGTTCCTCAATGTGGATATTCGATACTTTCGGATGCAATGAATTGGCAGACGAGGATAATCTGAAAGCAATAAGACGGAAAATTAACGGTGGCTATAATGGTCTGGACGAATGCGAGGAGTATTTGAAAAGGTCAAAGCGAGCACTCAATATCTCATAGCTTATGAAATCGAAACATTTAATTATCTACCTGTTCGTTTGGATAGCGTATTTCTCAATGTTGTTTCTGACGAGTTGTAAGACGAAGACTGTGACGCAGGAACATTATATTACAGACCAAACAAAGAACAAAAGTTTGGATGCCTCCTGGCAGGAGCGATTTATCTCTGATTTTGAGCAGATGGCAAATAGCAGGAGCCAGGAGCACGAAACATCTGTCAAGGAAACTACCCATACAAAGGATAGTACTTCAACCACTGTAGACCAGAATGGAAAGCCTATCAAGACAGAGTCATGGCACTCTGTTGTGACCAACAGGGACACAAAAGAGGTGCTGAGGTTAAAGGATTCCATTAACATCATATCTAAGAAGGTAGATAAATATCAACATCTTGTGGTTCAAAAAGATTCGTTGATTCGGTTGAAGCAAGACTCTATCAATATCATGAGGCGAGAACTGACCAAGAATGAGCAGCGACTTGTGACTATAGGGAAGGTAAGTCTTGGTGCGTTAGTAGGTATCATCATAGCCATCACAACAGGTATTCTTGTTTGGTTATGGCATCGAAGAAAAAATGTTAAGTATGAAGACAATAACAATTAAAATCATCAAGAAGAGCGTAATGGGCGTGGTAGAAGGGCTTACTGCCATCATTGCGCAGCATAACCCAGATGTGGACTTTCAAAGCGTATGGGCTAGTGATGCTGAAGAGGCTAGGCTGGATATATACTACAGGGAGGCGATAACCGACCTAGAGAATTTTCTTGCGAGGTTTTCTTCATCGACTACACAGAAGTTTGATTTGCAGGCTCTGGCGGATGATTTCTCAATCACAATAGTGACACTTGCAGCTTGGCCACCAAGGTTAAGTGGTGTGCTGAGCAATCAGATTCAGAACTACCTGGTGCATGCCATTATTGCCGGATGGCTGAGTGATTTTCCGGATATGGCTCATACAGACTATGCTAGTATGGGAGCGAGTGACCTTGACGCCATTAAAGAGATTTTGTTAAAGAAAGACTTTAACTTTGCTGAGGCTGAAAGAAAAGCCGATGATACAACGAAAGAAGCTTCTTCGGCCAGTGATACATCAGCCAGAGCAGTAGACGGTGACGAGAAGGCTGGTTCTTCTCCTATGGCTTCGGCAAGAAGTGGGGATGAAATAGGTAAGCAGGAGAATGCGCAGGCAACTGCCGGGCGGTCTGTAGATACTGATGAAAAAGAGAATGGCGAACTTGCTGTTCAAAGTCGCAGTATAGATGCTGAAGCTAAAAGTAAGAATGAACTGGATGCTGAGGCTCGAAATGTGGACGAAGTAGATAAGGATGGCCAGAGTGGGCCGAAAGGGTCTGAGCGTAATCAGGACTTCGTTTCGCAGCATTTTCATCAGGATCGTGTAGACTGGAGCGGAGGCAGGCCGCCTTATGAACTGAGGTAGATTTATTAATCATCTAAATATTTCGAAATATGGATAGTAAATTAGTTACACTGAACTTTAGCATGGAGCAGGCATGCAATGACATACTTGCCAGATGCTATGTATTGAGCCAGGGACTGGTGGATGATGCACAGAAGGACATCAGAGCCACTATCGAAAGCCCTGACAGTAAAGAGACTCGCAGTATTATTAATCGTGCCGTAACGGAAGCCATCGGTAATATCAAGGTTGCAGCTCAGCGTTATCTGACCTCAGGTAGAGTGGAGGATAACAACAATCTTGAGCGACTTGTTAAGGGTACAAGAAAGTATGTGTATACCGATAACAAGAACGGAACTTGGACGGAGGTAGTGACCACAAGCATCATCGGCCAGGAAGATGAGGAAGTGACTTCTACCGTAACTAAGGCTGGTAATGATCGGGAGGAAAGTATCTATGAGACTGTTACCCTGAAACTGGAGATTCCGAACTGGAACGTGGCTGTGACGGATGCGCTTAAGAACAATATGCACCGGTATATCGTTGACTATACGATGAGCCAATTTTTGCAGGATCAGTATGCAGACAAGGCTGGACAGTATGGGAATAGTGCTACAGCAGACTTCAATAATATTAAGAGCAACCTGCTGAGCCGGGATAACTATACTTTGAGACGGCCTAGCTTTACCTAAGAGGCTATTGGGGACAGGCGATAGAATCGCCTGGAACGGTGGCTTTACTTAATGAAACTTTTTTTCTTCTTTCGTTTTAGGTGTGTTTATGGAAAGAGCCATCGCTTCGGGATTACTCCTGATTTGCGAAGGCTCTTGTTTTTTGACATGGCTTAGAAAGCCATGGAACGGTGGCTTTTCTTTTTAGAACTTGCTGAAACGCCTGATGATTTCGAGGCGCGTAGCAAAGTATTGATTCATGGATTTCATCTTCAGGTATAGGGCGATTCGGAAGAAACGATAGCTGTGAGTAGCCATGTAGCTGGACTTCATGCCACCCAAGCGACCGATGTAATGCCAATTCTGATTATCATTGCTACCATATAACCACATGATTGGTATGCTGCCAGACGTGAGGGAATGGATATAGCCTGTAATGGAATCAGGTACGTTATCTTCATCGAACTTCAAGGTACGAGTGACTATGATACCATGATACTCTGTTGTATCTTCGTAATCGTAACCCTTATCGAGCACCATCACGCTGCCATCCCTATATTGTATGTAGGGGTGTGGGTAGGAATTGATTGCTGTGAGCACGTTCTGTATAAGAAAAGTGCTCCAGGCATTATCCTTGATAGAATAGCAGAGTGCCACCGTATCAGCCGTAGAGGTCTTACTCGTCTGTGTAACATCCAGGCAGAAGATGCGAGAGTTTTTGTAGTCGTAGATGACCTGACAACGCTGGAAGAACTCTATTGGCGATGAAGTAAAATCTATGAGTTGACGCATCTGAGCCTTGGTAGTCTTGACAGATTCGCTATCCCCTTCTGCATCAACGAAGAAGTTGAGGAACTTACCTAGGCTACCGGAAATGTTGAAGCCGGGACCATCTAAGACATCGGACATGGAAACCACCTGAGATTCTGCTATGCGACTGATTGAGCGGTTTGTGGCGAAAAGCACGGACTGATCTAGCTGAGTGATAGACTTCGGATTGCTGCAAACCTCACGACTAATCGGGTGGATGCTGCTATAGGTGCCTTTGGAAGAGACTTCCATCGCCCAGATACCATCGGTAGAGAATGCCATCAAAGGGTACTGACCGAACTGACCCTGAGAGAGCGCACGCGTGGTAGAGGCTATACCCTGTATAGTTCCGATACCTACGGTATTGATTCCGTTTAATGGGAAATAGAAGGCATTATCTGACTCTGAGGTGTAGATCTTATTGGATAGTTCCACTACATCATCAACTGTATAATCAAACGACTCTACCTTATATTGCTCGAAATTGTCGGTGAAATCACCCATGTGCATGGCTCCATTCAGTTCTGCGCATTGTTCCAGAGGGAAGACGAAGATGACATCATTATCAGAAGAATCCTTACAGAAGATAGCCATTTTATCAGCTCTGGAATCCGGGTAGAACTTGACAAGGTTACTGATCATGAAGACATCAATATCCTGACGAGAGAAGAATTTGTCGCTACTTTCAACATATTTCGTTCCGGAAGTGGTGTTGAGGCTAACTACGATTTTCTGGATTTTGTACCTATATTTCTGGTTATCCGTACTATCATCGTATTTAAGAATGTAAAGACCTGGTAACATAACATAGCCGCTGAATCCTTGAAACAGTTTCTCTTTCATGCCGTACAGATTGAGACGGTGGTTATAGACATAGCCACCTTGTGCGAAGAGCGAGTTATGAGTTTTGTAGTCATCCTTCATCTGCTCCTGTAATGATACCTGATAGACTGCATTCTTGTCTACAGGTAATTTCTTCGTTGTATAATTTGTTAAATCAGAAATTTTCAGCGAGCAGACCTTGTAGAAGGCTGAAGTATTCTTTAATTTGTTGCGGTAGGCATCTTGACTAAGTGAAGGGAAATATACAGAAGTGCCTCCAATTTTATTACTACCTGATTCATAAATGAGTGATAGTAAGCCTTTTCCTAGCATGTAATTTCTTCGTCCAGTCCTGAGACTTGAAATTTTCTCAGATGTGTCAACGTTAGAAATAGGAGGTGTAATGAATATATCTACCGATTTGATGACATCCTTCCATTTTTCAAGTTCATTACGTTTTGCGTCCAGTATAGTATACCTAAGATCTACATTTCGTGGATAATAGATAAATGCTACCTTTGTGATATGAACTCTGGATGTGTTATTCTTTCCATCTTCGCGCTGAAAGGTAAATTCATCATAGGTATTGATGACACCATCTGTAGCATTAAATGAGAAAGCGTTAGCTGACAGCACCATATAGCTATCAGGAATTTGCACTGGTATAAATACAGGTGAAGAATGCATAATCATGGAACCATCAAACATTCTATAGCAATATCTAACAAAGAAATTAGCATAGAAACGGCCTTTACGAGCAATAAGATTGTTTGTTCGATTGACAAGTGCATAGATGCTCTGTGTAAGATCGGACTGCTTATCTTCTTTAATTGTAAGACATTCAACGTCTCCGTTCATAAAATCTGTCAAGGACATTTTTACCTTATCAAAAACGTCATTGCATGAGTATGTGGTTTGCTGGAATGCTTCCCGAAAACCATTTGCACTTCCTTCTGCATCGACTCCACCATTACTGTAGTTTTCCGGATAATCATCGGATATAGAAAAGGTGATTTCTACGAATGGAGGCTTTTGTGGCAGATTTTTATAGCCACCATCCACCCATAAAGCATAGTGAATCCCATCTGTAGCTACAATGATAAGCGTATTACCGATGGAATTAACGGAAAGAACCGATGCTTCGTAGTCGAAGGACTTGATAGGGGTAGTTGAGCCAAGAGATCCATCCTGAAGGAACCAGTAGATGGCTGATGAGGCTACGGCTATGAGATGGCGGTAATTGCCAGTTTCGTGTACATAAAGAATCTTAGCCACTACACCATTAATGGTGAGTGGCTGAGAGAGGGGTGTTCCTGTGACAATGGAAGGGCGCAGCGCGCCATCATGCAGCTCTAGATTGCCGCAGAGGGATAGCGCACCGTTTTCTACTGACATTTCATCAGGAGTGAGGCTGAGGCCTTTGTATCTAATTGATTGTTGCATATTTCTTAATGTTTAATATTTTACTATCGGCAATGCTCGCTGTCGGCCCTGTTAACGATAGCCAAAGCTGGACAACTGACGCCATCTACATCGAGATTTATAGTTTCATTTGCCGTAACCAGTTCTATCTGCTTAGTACCAGTCGGGATATTCGGTATATAGCTAAGCAAGAAACTGACGGTAGAAACATTACTGGCATGGAGTTGCCCCTTACGGCCAGACAGTTTGATGCATTCTACTTCTTTAGCTTCTATATCCGGTGTAGACTTAATGACATACATCTGCTTACTTGGCGTATAGAAACAGAAACAAATCTTATCACCCGGATGGAGATCCAGCAGTTTGCAAGGACTAGACCTTAGAGTGATACGCCCAGAGATATTAAGGGCAAGTCCTCGCTTCTGAACGCGAGGACGATTGAGAATAATGACATCATTTGTTTGCTTCATGATCTGTAGGTTTGTGGAGCCAGAAACGGAAATAATCGTTTTCGGCATCCTGGTTTCGTACTTTGACGTATTCTCTGGTAACATAGAAATGCTTCTTGCTGAGAGTAGGGTTGATGCCGTAATCGTTCAGCATCATAGCTGGCTCTACTCTGCCATCGAAGGAAATCTCATACCAGTAGCGGTGGAGAAAGAACCATGGACGAAGACGAACCTCCTGAATGGTGGTGTAATTACTCTTGTCTGCCCGGCATGGAACGATGCTCCAGCTACCATCCTGCCAATGCTCTGTGGTCACTTCTCCACCTGGTGCCATTTCATGTTTTTCGATAATGGACTTCTGAATCTTTACGAGAAGGCATACATCTGCTGTGAAGACTTTAGCCATCTTGCCATGGCAGAGCATGACGAAGCGGCCTTTCTTATCAGGAAGTAGGCTACGTTGTTTGCCCGGCTTATTGATGACGCAGACGGTGGAGAGGAACTTATGTCGGGCCATGGAGAGAAAATCGGGCAGTTTCGCCTTGGCGTGCATGCGGTCGATGACCTTCTGGACCTTTTTGAAGTTTTTCTCTGCCTGAGTCTCATGGATAGTGACCGGAGATTGAGGCAACTGACCATTTCCCTTTTGCTCACGTATCTTCTTGACGTTTTCACGAACCTGCTTCTTAGAAGGTATTTCCAGAAGATGACCAGTTTTCTTATCAAGTTTGTATCTTGGTTTTTGCTTTTCCATAATGAGTAGTCTTTAAATGTTGCCAGAGTTGAGGCAGATGATTTCGAAATGGTGATTTTCGCAGATGTCGTTGCCGTTGGCCATACGATGATTGAAGGAGCAAGGGATATGCTTGTTGTACAGATCGCACTGAAGACAATGATCAGGAACATCTTTCTGTTCTTTGCTACCAACTTCATTATCTATTGGCTTACTGGGTACAGCCCTGACAACACGACCGAAATGGTCATAGAGTTGACCGGGAACGATAAAGGTTGCCTCACGGAGGGATGGGAGATTGTACCCCATCTGGCGGATAAACCAGAGGCGTAGGTAAATGATAAAACGTTTCAACTTTTTCATATATGATTGATGTTATATATTAATAATGTGGGTAAAGGTACGAGAAAAATGAGAATAAAAAGTGATAACTTGCGCAACTTCGGCCATAGTAGACCGAAATGCGCAAGATTACTACTTATTTTTCGGACTTCTCATCCTTTTTCTCGTCAGAAGATGATTTATGTTCGAAAACATCCATGATCTTAGTCTCAGATAGACTCTTGACCTCGTAATCTATCATGGTTTTACCCATCACCTCGTCAATATAGCGGCGAGCACGTTCAAGACTCTTTGCCTGTACGAGATAGGTAACGTAGGAACGTTTCTCCTTTTCACTCTTCTCATCAATGGTGATGAAGGCAAGACGAGCCTTGAACCAGAGATCATCATCGCAGATGTCAGAGAAGAAGATTTCTCCATAGGCAGCTCTGTTGATATTAGCTACCTTCAGTTCGCCTGATACGTACACTGCCATTTCTTCAATGATTTTAGCTTCTGCCTCGGTGAAAGAGAGAGCATCTACTGTGTAGAGTTCCGTTGTCTTTTTTTCGGAGCCATCTTCACGTGTTTTTTCGTATCTCACTTTGCACTCAAACCAGGTTGAGGAGCGAGAGCGGAGAGATTGAAAATTACCAGTGCCGATGATTTTTTCTGTTGCTTCGTTTACTTTGGCTGCAACATTTTGTACAGACTCTTCTTTCTTTTCTGATTTTTTCATAATTCTTTGTTTTTATTTGTTATACAATATTTTATTGATTTCTTCGTCTGAGAGAGGTTTTCCATCCTTGCCGATATACTTTTTCATTTTGAAGATCATTGTACCGGGTGTGGGATTTCGTAAGTAATCATTAAACATCACATTCGCCAGTTCTTCATCTGTTGACTGGAAGAGGCTATGAGGAGGGCATTTGTATGGACGTTCCATGACATGGTACTGAATGGTGTAGCCTTGTTTGCGAAAGTCTTCTTCCTGAAAATGGATGAGCTGCTTATCAATCTTTGCTTCCTTCTCCTTGATGGTGTTAAAGAGAGTCTTCACCAGTTCTTTGTCAGGCTCAGGCTTCTTCTTCTCAGAGAAATACTGCTTAGTTGCCACCCGAAGTTCAGCTACCAGGATAAAGAAGTTCCCATTGTCGGTTTGCGGTACGTTTTTTGGTTCAACCTTCATGATGGTTTCGTCAACTCGCTTTTCCAGTTCAATGGATTGGCGTAGGACGCCTTTATCTCTGCGTGCCCAATACTGCTTTTCTAAAGTTCGCATGGAAGCTACTAGCTTACGAAATGCGAGGGCTGCCTGTTCACTCATATTACTTGATGCCTAATGTTTTCTTTATCTTATTGATGCGCTCCTGTTCTATAGGGAGGAGTTTGCCATGTTCGTCTATCCGGCAGAGGAGCCTGAGATTTGGCTTAATGGTAATCCACTTGTGAAGACCATCGTGCTCACGCTTTATCTGCCGAAGTTGGGCTTCTTGCAGTCTTTCGTGCAAATGCTGCTCATGACGAAGTTTACTGATTTCGTTCTGTATTCTGTCCATTGGCATATTCTTCTTCTGATGGGCATTTAATGTATAATGAATCCCATTGGTCTCTACCTACAAATTCAAGTGCTTTATCTACATCTTCAACACAAACAAAATCTAAGTCCATTTTGTTTGGCATATTGCTAATAAATGTATAGCCTCTAGCACATGATTGCATGTATTCCTTAAAATGCTTCTTCTCTTCTGGGGAGAGGTAGGAAGGACGACTGACAAGACGTTTATCAAAGAACTCAAATGCTTTCGCATTATCATCATTAATTTTCTTTGCGCTTGATTTGAATGCACGAATTGCTTCATCTATTTTCTTTAAAGACTTATCTTGTCCCAAATTGAAATCTGCAAGTTCCACCTTGAGCATTGATAGAGCTTCTTCCGTATCTTTCAAACGAGATATTTTGCTGTTGACAGCATCGGAAGCAGAAGCTAATACCTCTAGAGATCTTTCTAGATTGGCATCATTTTTCTTGATAGCCTCTCTGTATTTGATAAGTTCATCACGCTGCTCTTGAATAATTCGACTTAAACGCTTGTTTCTGTCATCAAAGCGAACTTTGAAGTTCTTGTCTCTTAACGTGCAAGAAATGATGCCTAGCGTGATAATGAAGACCACGCTGAGGCAGATAATTAATGTTATTGTTACTTCCATAATTGTATTTTTTATTGTTCACACTTATTTCTTGTCAGGAAAATCCTCCAACAATTCAATACGAGTTCTTAAAATATCGTAGTAATGTCTCATTGCATGATATTGAGAAATAATGAATGCTGTCTGAACAGTTCCGCATTTTTCAACGACCTTGTCGTAATCATTCTTATTCATGAAAGCCTCGAGTTTATTAAAACGTTCTTTCAACTCCTTGAGCTCAATAATGAGACGGTCCTTAAAGTCTTCTGCTACCTGGTATGACTTTTCGAACACATCCTTAGGGGACCATGAATCGTAGGTACTGCCATCTGGGTTAGTGTATTGGACGTGATAGCCAGATCTCCACTCATGATTATCCTCGTTTTTACGAGCAAAACCTTTAGCCACTGCGGTTGCTTCATCCATAGGTGCAGCCATAACCTCTTTTGTACCGATGTACTTTTTCAATTTTGTTGTTCCCATAATTTTAAATATTTAAAATAATTATAGTTCTATTACTTCTGCTTTGTCGGCAGGAATGTCGTAGTAAGGGATGGAATATCCTTTGTCCTTCATTTCGTCTGGGAGATAGCAGCTGTAGTATACTCCGTAGAAGTTTTTCCATTTCTCCTTGACAGTGAGTATTGTTCCAGCCGGAAGCTCAGGCTTCGGCTTGAATGAAGAACGAGGATAACATCCAATCTCATGCTCATCTGCTGCGCAAGATGAGGCTTGCCATAAATGAATCTTCATTTTTACTTCTTTTCTTTACTCATTTTTATTGCTTTTCTAGCCAGTTTTCCTAAAGTCGAAGAACTAGCTTCAGGAAAGCCTTCTTTGAACTTTGCTCTTACTGCATAGAATATTTCGCTTTTTCTTTTTGCTTCTCTGTATTTGTTTTGTATAGAAGAAAGTTGCCTGATAGCCTCTCCAGCTTCAATGGCAAAGCTATCATCAGAGCATCCTTCAATCTCTGTTGTAATTTGATACCAAGCAAAACTTATAGCATCGTATTCTGATTTTGTTAAGTTTATATTCATTACTTTTTCTTTGTTTTACGTTTGGTGTAATTAATGTTTTCTATCTGATTTTCGAAGGATGCGATACGGCCATTTAATCTTCGGAGGATAGCATTTCTGATGTAGAGGATTGTTTCTGCATCAAGATACTTGGTGATGTCTTCGTTTCCATCACTGCTTATTCCCTGGAGGGATATATCCAGCTTTACAGGGCTTATTAGTATAGCCATTTCGTTTGATGCATCTACTTCTTCTACAAGATCTCTGATTATGGTAAGCTCTTCGATGGAATTGAAGTATTTGCCTACGGAGTCGATGGTGTTACGCATTTCTTCATATTCTTCCTTTGTCATACGCTTATACCTCCATTTCGTGATTAATGTTCAAGCCAAAGAGAAGATGTTGGAGTTCATGCACGTAACACAAACATGATAGAGTATTACATACCATCACACCATCTATTGTAAAATTCCATTTGTCATTAATAGACCATAATGCAAATCTTGGATATTTCTTATTCTTGAAGCTATGCCAAAGACTTTCTTTTGTTGGTTCCCACCCATTCTTCTCTAGAATCTCTGGAGTAATAGGAATAGGAACAATATCCTTCACCCATGCACCACTATCACAAAATAGGAATCCATCATCTTTAATGGTTTTTCCTTTTAAGTTGGAAAGAGTGACGGAACCTTTCAGTTCAGTGAAAGCATTCCCATCTTTCACTTTTGCATATTTATCAGGATTACTTTCTGTGACTCGGTAAACGATGCCCTTTTTGGTTCCGATAGGAATGCCGTTGGTCATAACCAAATCACCTGGTATATAAATTGTCTTTTCCATATTCTTGCTTTGATATTTTACATATTTTTTATGGGACCAGCGATAGAATCGCTGGGAACGGTGGCTAAGTGGGGGCAACTCCTATCGCTACCATTTCATGAATGCCATCCATATTGTTTGGTTCTTAATTGTGGTACGATGTCCGAATATAGGTTTGTAATCGGTGATAGCCTTTAGTACATCACTAACCTTTATCTGCTGCTCGTTCCACTTGAAAATGAGCGTTCCGTTTGTTTTCAGCACCCTCATGCCCTCATGGATAGAATCGTTGATGAATGCTTGCCAATTTTCGGGCAGTTTGCCATATTTCTTGCATAACCAAGAGTTCTGACCTACTTTTAGCAGATGAGGAGGGTCGAATACTACCATATTAAACGTTTCATCTTCGAATGGCAAGGCTGTGCAATCGGCTATCATATCTGGTTGCACGTCTAGTTTGCGTCCATCACATAATGTGTCGTGAAACTCTCTTATGTCTGTGAAGAGAACATTTGGGTCATGTTTATCGAAATAGAACATTCGAGAGCCACAGCACATGTCTAAAATTCTTTTCTTCATATTGTTTTTTGTTTTAATTGTTCTTCTATTGCTTCCTGAGCAAGGATTTGCTGCCAGTTGGCTTCATGATAATTTCTAGCCTCCTGTTTTTCTGAGAGCAGTGGATCGTAGCCACCGAAACAATAGGTGTCCCATTTCTCATACTCCTTCATAGTATGTGGAGGCTTGGAGCCAGGAGAGGCTGGAATGTAATCCCTAGCGAACTCCTTGGGGGAAACTTTATCTATTGTTGAGGCTACTGGGTCGATGATTTCGTATTGAATAATACGGTTCTTTCTCTTTTTAGAAGAGCTGTAAATCGGTTTTACCCAGCAGATATTTCCCCTGTAGCTAGACATGAGTCTAGAGAAATAATAGGGTTTCCATATTCGATTGTCCCGGAAAGCCCAGCAGACGCCTGTAGGGGAATCTACGTTATAATTAGCACTATCAGACTTCCAGCAATGGTTGTAGCCGAGGTCGCTGATGTGGCTATGTACACAGAACTTGCACATCCTCATTTTCTCCTGATCAGCAACCGATGGTGTTGGCTGCATCAGGTTTTGTTTGATGTAATTGCCCATAGATGTATGATTTTAAAGTTCATCCTGTTTGGTAGTTTTACGTTTCCATTCCCCACAACATTCCCAGTGAAAGCGATGATGGCCGAAGCCGTTGCATGTTCCGCTGTACTTACTGTTTGCTGTAGGCCGGAAAAACTTGCAGCTCTTGCAAGAGCGATTGCGGTGAGTGTAAACTAGATAGATGAATGTGCTGGCCATCATTACAAGGCACAGCATGATGATGATGAATCCGATTTCCATATTACTTCTTGTTTTTAATGATTTTGTTTAATACTTGCTTGTTGTGCTCAGTATCATCGTCACTCAGATGATAAGATGTTATATTCTTAAGGATGCCTAAATCAACTGAAAGCATGTAATCTGTGACAACTTTAATGAAGTCTTCCAGAGAACGACAGAGAGCGTATTTATAGCCAGCACACTGCCAGTAGCCCTGGAAACGTTTCTGATGAGCTGTCTGATTGTTTGTCTTACCATACTTTAGTTCAATGCCCAAGCCGTAGAATACTTCTGTACCCCTGTTGATAACTCCGTTTTTGCCATTCTTGTATGAAGGGAGAGCCAGGATGAGATCTGGAACGCCCGGCACAACTCCTGCTGCAGCGTTGATGGCTATCTTCTTGCCACTGGTAGCACCATCAGCCTCATTCTTGGGATGGAAGAGGAGAGAGGCATAAGCCGGGTACTGGAGACGGAACCAGCGTACGCAAGCTATCTGTAGCTGCCCTTCATGTTGCACCTTCTTCTGTTTGGTAGAAGATTTCTTGGTGTATTCAGGATAATTGCCGTTGAGGCGGTCGATTAATTCTTGTCTGTCCATAATCGTATGAATTAAATTGTTTGTTACTTGTATCTTAGTCCCTGAGGATCGACTGGAGATAATTCTGAGTCTGATCATCCAAGTCGGCCAGTGACTGTTCTTCTTCTGCCACCGATGGATTCCAGACGATGCCCAGTTTGGCTAGAGTGCCATTCTTGTAGGCATCTTTCACCATCTTTGCCATGGAACCATTCGGGTTCTTCTTGGCGGCTTCTATCCAGCCTAGATACTTCTGCCGTAGGGCTTCGGTCTGTTCTTTCTCCAATTCCTTCTTGCGCTCTTCTTTCATTCTGAGGCGAGCTTCTATTTCCTCGTTTGTCTCCTCGCGTTGAGGCTGTGGAGGAGAAGGTGGTGGAGAACTTGAATGCTGAGGCTTCTTCCCGGCTGAGGCTACAACTGTAGGATTGTCGAAGGTTCCTTCCATCAGAGCCTCGTAGTTTTTGGGATTGAAGAGCCAGTTGAAGGAGATATAGCATCCACCATCCTTGCGCCCTGAGAGAAGATCGGAGTTGAGAGCCTTGCGAAGCATCGGTTCTATATCCTCGAAGGAATAGTCTGAGATAAACTTTGCCACCATCTTCTTTCGGTCAGGAGTCATCTTAGAGATTGGCTTGACCTGCGTGCCCAGAAAGAGGCGATTGAAGAGTCTTAGCACTTCCGAGAACTGAACTTCAGGATCCAACGACTTTTTTTCTTTTTCTTTTTTTTGTGTGTGGGTGTGGGCTTTCTCTTTTCTTTGTTTGTTTTCTTTTATAGGGGGTTCGGGGGAAATGTTTTCTTTTATTTGTTTCTTTCCTCTTACTTCTGTGCCCTTACCCTTGCCCTTGTCTGTGCCCTCAACTTCGGCAGAATCTTCGGAATCACCTTTATTTAAAGGGGTTTCGGGATTGTTAATCTGTGCCCTAGACTGTGCCTTTTGGTGTGCCCCTTGTTTATGGTGTGCCCTAGAGCGTGCCCCATCTTTGCCCTTAATCGTGCCCCTATCTGTGCCCTTGTTATCTTGAAGATACGCTGCACAATATTGTGTATCAGTAACTTGCGAAGTTAAAATCTGTACCCCTGATTGTGCCCCTATCTGTGCCCTAAAGAGTGCCCCATTCTGTGCCCCTAGTGGGTTTTGATAGGGTAGTATGCAGTGGGAGAGGGGATGAGAACTGTTAACATACACTATTGTTGAGGCTTTAGGGGAGCTGCATTTTGTGATGATTCGCTCCTGTATGAGAACATCGATGGCACAGCGGATAGACTTGACCGAGGTATGGAGCCGATCAGCCAACAGACGTAAGGAGAGCGTAGCAGCGGAAGCCTCATTGTGGGTGGCAGACAGGAGCACGTAGATAAGCACCTGTACCACCACCGGACGATGAAAGTAACGCCACTGCAGCAGCTCTGGAGTAAGAATGTAGCCATCTGTTTTCATTTGCTGTTTCTTTTATTTGGAATATAGAATTTACTATCTTATTTCTTTTCTTCTGCCTCAATAGCCCGGAATATCTCGTAAGCCACTTGTGGGACCCAGGCATTGCCGTAAGCCTTTATTGATTCTGCTCGCCATTTAGGGAAAGAAATGGTAAGGCGGTCCACATCAAAGGGAATCCCATCATTTCTTCTACATACAGGGGATTGAGTTGGAAAGTCTTTCCAGAAGTCTTCTTTTGGGAAGATGGAGAAGGTATCATTCCACTGATTGCCAATGCCGTAAGACTTTTTCCCATCTGAGAATTTGGGTTGAAGGTCTTTGTGAACTTTGTTGCTTCTGTGGCGCAAGGAGTCGGCAAGAGTCCTTGTATTGCGGCAAGAGCCAAGGTTGGACGTTCTGCAGCACCTGGAGAAGGACTTTTGTTTATTCTTCCACTTCCTCTGTCGATTGCTGTTGGCGTGGGAAGGAGATCTAGAGGCATGAACTCTGTTTTTCCTTTCTTGTTGCAGCGTTTCAGCCCTTGAGTCTGTACGGTGGGCAACAATCCAGACGCGTTCTCTTCTGTGTGGTGCTCCGACACTGCAAGCTGGAATATTAAGCGGTTGGACTGAATATCCTGCTGCTTCAAGTTCCTGGCAGATCTTTTCGAGTGTGAACCTGCTTTCCTCTCTGTATATGTAATTCTCTTCGAAGAGATCGTCTGTGCGTCCCATTTTAGTCTCTTTGCCGGGCTCCACCATAGTTCGGATTCCAGCAACGTTTTCACCAACGATCCAAGTGGGCTTAATCTCCCGAATCGCTCGTAGCATTTGTGGCCAGAGATAGCGGTTATCGTCTTTTCCCTTTCTTCTGCCTGCCACACTAAAAGGCTGGCATGGAAATCCTCCAGTGAGAACATCGACTTTTCCCTGCCACTGATGGAAGTCTGTTTTGGTAATGTCTTCATAACTTTCTGAATTTGGGAACCAGTATTGGAGCACCTTGCGAGGGAACTCTTGTATCTCGCAATGAAAGAGGTTCTGCCATCCCATCATGGATGCCGCGACCTCAGCACCACCGATTCCGCTGAATAAACTAGCGTGATTCATATTGCTTACTTTTGTTTCTGTTGTATTCCAGGAGCCACTGTAGGTGAACAGTCTTAGAAGGATCACGGAAGAGGGATTTTGCCTTATCTATATCTGTATTCAGCATTATCTTCTTCTCTTTCTTTGCTGCTGCTCTTTTCTTCTGATAGTATCTGCGCTGGTACTCCTTCACCTTTTCTGGGTGATTCTGTCTCCAGCTCTTAGATTTTTCCAGCAATTTTTCTTTGTTGCGCTGATAGTATCTCTGATAATATCCAGTACCGTTGGCTCGTTTCTTGGCTGCATTTTCCCTATATAGCTTTTGCTTTTCGGGATGATCCTTAATGTATTTGCGAGAATAGGCGAGCATTTTATCACGATTCTTAAGATAGTATTCTCGCTGCCGGGCTATGCGGTCTGACTTTGCTTTTTCTGATTCCATAATGATTGAAATTATATAAAAACCACATTTCTGTTTACCTAAAATGGGGCAGCGGTGAATGCCATTTTCTCATTACCTTCGTATTTAATGCATTGGACAAAGTCACCTACCTGCCCGGTAGACAATAGCAAAGCGTTGTACCTGTATGGGGAATCACCTATACGTGTTTGTACAAAGATTGCTGGTCTCCATTTATGTTCATCTTGGTTACGCACAAGAACCTTATCGAAGGTCTTGAATGATGGATGCTCCTTGCTCTTCTTCCAGAGAGTGAAAGCATTTTGAAACAAGATAGCTTCTTCATCAGTCGCTTCTTGCAGTTCCTTGTGTGTACTTATGCGAAGGTCAAATGCCTGATTGGTAACGAAGTTCTCGGTCTCAATCTCATACTGATTGCCGAATGTCAATGTGTCTTGGCTTTCGTTCTTGGCGATGAGTTTGCCTATGATGGTCAACTCGCCATCCTCGTCTTCTTCGCTAAAGACGTAAAGGTTGCCAAGTTCGAAGTCTGGCATTGTCTGTTTGTTGTTCTGTTCCATATTATCCTCCAACTCTTTGCGTTTGTCCTCCAACTCTTTTTGTTTTTTATTTACTGCATCTTGATACTCTTGCTGCAATCTTTTTAGATTGTCCATTCTCTCACGAAAGTTCTCTTGACTCTGTTTGATTTCGTGTTTTACGCAAAAAAACGCTAAAACAAATCTAAAAAGATATAGCAAAATTGGCGAAAAAACCAATAGCCATGGCCAGTGGATAGCACCACATAACTTCATAACAATAAACGCAACTTGAATTAACGTTGCAAATAATTTAAATTCTTTCATATTCTCTTCTTTTTACACTCCCTGTTTCCAAGGAGGATGGTTAGTTAAAGTTCATCAAACTCTTTCTGAATGCTATCTAAAGCATCTTTTATAACTTTTTTTACAATATTAGCTTCATTTGGTGCATACTTTACTATGTTCAAAAGGGCATTCCCCAATCTGCTACCATCAATATTACTCATACCATTTTCATCATTATAAAATCTATTGATAGTCGTTTGGTAATATTCGATGAAACTGTTTAATTCGTTTGCTCTTTCTAATTTTTGTTTATCCATATTGCTAACTGTTTATTAGTTAATCTACTTTTCATTCACACGGCAGTTTCTCCTGATGCTGCACGTATATCTTATACTTAAGGCAATACTTGCCATTGATGCAGTTACGCCCATCAGGGCAGAGGAGGCACTTGCGAGCTGCGATGCTCTTACTTCTGGAATCGCTCATAATAGTAAGTTACTATCTGATGCTCGGTAGGCTGAAAGCCATTACGAGTGGTAAGAGTATCTACTATCTCATCATAGGTGCTCTGAGGCATCTGTGCTATGAGGTTTTCATCATGAATGCCCTGAGAGAGTTTACTGAGGCAAAGCCATCCAAGGACTAGCCAGATGGCAATGCAGAAGATGATCTTAATTGTTTTCATAACTTTATCATTTTATATTGTTTATATTAGCGGTAGGTATAGGGATTCGAACCCCGTGCCCGGCTGCTTAGTCCTTTTTCGCAGTCTTTTTTGATTAACACCCAGAACTAAGTAATTTAAACGTTATAATTTGAACATCGCCCCCAATGGGCAAAGCAACTGTTACCTACCATAGTTTCGCATAATTTGTACTAATCAATATCAGCCTTAAATATCTATCCTAAAAGTAAAATCTTATTTGGGACACAGATAGTCTTGAACTTGGCAGGCACAGGCTTCCAGCTCTGATACTTTGTATTCGTGGCGAGTAATCTTGCCATTACTGCCTCTAGCAAAATCTTTCACCTTTCCTTCACGTTTCCATCGCTCTACGTTTTTTCTTCCGTAGATGTCGTATGCCTTGGCTTGTGTGAGGAACGGACGTTTACCCACAGCCTTGCAGACTTCTTCTTTCACAACGTTGCGTATGGCTGACAGGAATGTATCAAAGGATAGCATCTTATCTGCAAACTGGATTTGTACTACTTCGTTCATGACTATTGTTTTTATTTTGTTCTTGTAACTGTGATGATCTCTTTCTCCCGGTTGATTTTGGTTCTGAACTTACGACAGTAAATTACACCTAATTCCGAGCAGGTTGTCTTGATCGTTCTCATTCTCTGGATAGGGAAACTGATTGATTTACCCAACTCCAGTTCTCTGATCTGAGGTCTGAGTGGTACTTTTTCTTCTGACATATTGCTTGATTTTAATTATTATTTTACTAGTTTGAAATCGTAAACGAAAACGAGAGGATTGCTGTCCCAATGGAGGTGGAGCTTGCAGCTAAGCATCTTGTATGCTTCGATAGGAGTTCTGCACCACCATTTCTTCTCAAAGCTATCATTTGTGGCATCGTATGAATAAACATCATCAAATCCTTTGATGTGGCTACAGAAGATTCCTTCCTTCATGCAGTCATCGGTGCAGATGTACTGTAGTCTTTCACATCGAATGTCGGTAATCTTAATTTGATGAGGCATCAAACTCGACTTCACAAACATCTTGTTTAACCATCCTATGGAAAGGCCTGCCATTTCATTGGTAAACGGAATATCGCTGTATCTTTGGGCTACTGCTACGATTTCACCTATTTTATAAGTGGACTTTGCTACAATCTCATTTCCATCATTGATGGCGAGCTTGCCTTTATCTTTACCTTCCGTGCAGAAGCCGCAGCTACGGATATGCTTGAAAGGCTTTTCATAAGCTATTCTTCTGGTTTGAGTCTTGCGCCCTTCCAGAACAGCTTGGGTGAGACCGTACTGGTCATTGAACATTATCTTTTTCATACGCTTTGTTTCGTTTGTTGTTTCAAAACATTATTCTGAATGGTTTGCCTTTTAAAGATGGTCTCTTATTGAGAACAAACCTTAGTAACTCCTCGTATCTTATCACGAACAATGGACAATACATGTATTTCAGTGTGCATACAAATCTGTTATTGAGCATAATATCGAGGAATAGAGCTTTATTCTTTTTCATTTTACGCCTCCTTCCTCTATGGTAGGAACTAAGTCCTTGATGTAAGCCCAGTAAGCGAAGCGGAATTGTTTGCGGATGATTACGTTCCATTTCATCTTATTGCTAAGGTTGAAAGCATCACCAATCTTATGCAACATGCATTTTTCAAAGTCTATAAGAACCGGATGAGTGAAGTCTTTGGAAACACCAATGATAAAGGTGTGCAAATTTTCCGGAACTTCCTTTGCTTTATGCCATGATTGGCTGAGGCTGATGTATTCCGCCTCATTTTCAATACACCAAGGGTACAAATCTTTTGGAACCTTATTTTTGTGTCCAATCCAATATTCTTCATATGAAACATTTCCTACGGACATTAAGCCTGAGTCGTGTATCAAAGAATTTGTTCGAACCCATAACCTTTTAGGCGCATCGGGAACTTTTTTATCTTCATTCTTCATTTTTCTTCAAATTTATTTGGTACTTATGTATTTATTTACTAACTTTGCAGCGTGATTTGGTTAGTGTCATACTAGCACCTCCCTCAAAGTCCGCAATTTGTGGGAACTACTCGAAAGAGACTTGAAAGCCCTTGGATTCCGCACCCTTGGGCTTTTTTCGTGCTCTTGCGGAAGAGCACACTAAGCGGTGAGCAATGTCGCTTTACCGCAAAGCAGGAGGGAGGTGTAAATTATGACAACTAACAAATCACAGAAAGATGGAAAGGTTCTTATCTTCCGTATGTCTAAGAGAGAGGCGAATGGTAAAATTCGCCATTCTTCTACTCCAATTCCAATGTGGGTTGATGCGGAGCGATAACTAATCAATCCCTTTCGGTGGGCAGCAGCCGGATGCCCACTTTTCTTTTCTATCCTTCCTCTGCTTTTGCCGATTCCGGAAATATTTTATCTAATTTCTTCATTTTTCTTCAAATTTATTTGGTACTTATTTATTTATTTACTAACTTTACGGTGCAAAGATATTAAAAATAATAATAACTATATACAAAATGATATAAGATTTAATATATCTTTATCATTATACATATAATATTAACTTATATTAAATAAAAGATTATGGTAAAGGATATAATTATAGGAAAATGTATAGAGCAGCGAATTAACGAACTTGGCATGTCTAAGTCCGAATTTGCAAAGAAAATAGGTGTGCTTCAGCCAAATGTCGGTCGCATTCTCGAAAGTGATAATATAAAAACTGATAAGTTGGTTGAAATTTCAAATGCACTTGGTTTTAATTTCTTTCAGTTGTATGGTTCGAATGGTAGCGAAAAAACAACTCTGCTTAATGTTAAGTTTGTACGTCAGCTTGTTTTTGATAAGGGAATAAGTGAAATAGACCTTGCTTCAAAATTAGGTGTTACTCGCTCTGTGCTTGCTAATATCTTTGATGGTGGTGATCTTTCTTTGAGGCTCGTTGAAAAAATGGCTGAGGCTCTAGATGTGAAGCCAACAGAGTTGATTAATGGCGTATCTTCTAAAGATGAGGCTATGACTATAAGCGATTCTTCTGTGCAAGAAGAGTTGATAGCCCTCAGAGCTGAGAACAAACTGCTTAGAGAGTTACAAGGTCTTCCAGCAAGAAGAATGGTAAATGTTGGATAATTAAAATGTAACAATATGGGATTCCTTGATGATACATTAAAGTTGCAACCTGAAAAAAAAGAAGTGGTTATAGAGAAATTAAGGTACGATAAATATTTAAGTAGTCTAGATTTATTTTTCTTTAAGTTCTTTCGTAACATAAGTAATTACTTCTTGAAAGGCAAATGTATAGATTATAGAGTTGTCAGATGGAAGTCTGAACACTATGATGGTTTAACAAAGATGGAAACTATTCTTGCAAAAATGGATTTGTCAAAAGTTCATAATCATCAGGTGGAATTATCTGACTACATCAACAAATGGGGAACATCTTTCTTGGATAAAGATGATGTAATTAATCATGTTAATAAAAATACTAAAAAATAGCTAATATGGATATATTAATTAAAGTTTGTCGATTCTTCGGAGCATTGATATATGCAACTCTATTTTGTGTAGTAGTTACTTTTATTATGAAATGGATTTGCAAGTTGGTTATATTTAATGGTTGGATAGGGGATATCCTTTTTCTCCTTCTAAGTGGAACTTTTGTGGCGTGCATCCTGGCTGTAATTGTAGGTTTCATGTCTGTGCCTTTATTAAAGCTGGCAAAAGATTCTAGATTAGCTAAGATTTTATGCTCAATTTTGATTATAGCAAATGGAATCGGAATAATTAAATCTATATGGGTGATGGCTCTTCAATATGGCGTAGCTGAGATAATTGGAGCTGTGCTGTGTAGTCTGTTTATTTTTTATCTGTATAAAAGTTTTATAGAAAATATGTGGCTTTTTGGTAGAGCAAGACATAAAGTTTGGGATGATAATTATGACGAACATGGAAGATTGCAAATATGATATTAACAGAAAGCTGAGGCTTTCAAAGAAGTTCTTTTGCTTTGGTCTAGTGACCTTCTGTATAGGCTTCTTGATGATTGGCTTTGCAATAGGCAGGTTGTCTTCCTCTTCTAGTAATGCTGAGGCTGATAGCTTCCAAACTGCCGAAACAGCAGGAGGCAACGTATATGTATCAGACAGTCCTGGATCTAAGCGATACCACAAGGACAGAAATTGCCCAGCTCTTAAGAGAAGTACAGGCAAGATAACTTTTACAGATGAGGCTAGTGCCATTGATCAAGGCAAAACCTTGTGTAGCTGGTGTGGAAAATAGAAATATAATTTAGTAAATAATAAATCGCAATGTGTTGCAAGATAGTTGCATACAACATAATAAGGTATTAGTAGATAAAGGATAATATGATTAAAACTGTGATTTT